CAGTTGGTCCTGTTGGTCCATCGGTCGGACCAGTGGGGCCAACGTCACCAGTTGGTCCGATTACAGTGGAATCGGCACCCGTGGGTCCAGTTGGTCCGGTTGGTCCGATTACAGTGGAATCGGCACCTGTATCTCCAGTTGGTCCGGTTGGTCCGATTACAGTGGAATCGGCACCTGTATCTCCGGTTGGTCCGGTAATGGATAAACCCGATTCCCCCGTGGGACCAGTAACCGTGGAGGACGCCCCAGTGGCTCCCGTGACGGAAGGGCCAGTATTGCCAGTTGGTCCGGTGGGTCCAGTGACTACACTTGCCGATCCCGTTGGGCCTGTTCCTAGCGGGCCTGTGGCTCCCGTTGGTCCAGTAGCCCCAGTCATCCCCGTGGGACCAGTTATCCCAGTTGGTCCGGTGACTTCGGGGCCGGTAAATCCCGTTTGCCCCCTCATCCCGGTTGGACCAGTGATAGTGCTTGCAGTGCCCGTGGGGCCACGCATTCCCGTTGGACCAGTAACAGTACTTGTAGCACCAGTTGGTCCGGTTGGTCCATCGGATGGTCCCGTTGGTCCAGTAACAGTACTTGTAGCACCAGTTGGTCCGGTTGGTCCATCGGATGGTCCTGTGGGTCCAGTAGCACCAAACCCCGTAACGCCTGTGGGTCCACGGATTCCGGTGGCTCCAGTTGGTCCGATTACAGTGGAATCGGCACCTGTTGGTCCGGTATAGGATATCCCGTCCGATCCGGTCGGTCCACGCATTCCCGTTGGTCCGGTAACCGTACTTGTAGCACCAGTTGGTCCACGTTCCCCGGTCGCCCCCGTTGCGCCCGCTCCTGTGTCGCCTTTTTGCCCAGTATACCCCGTATTTCCGGTCACCCCGGTAGGTCCGGTGTAAGATACCCCGCTTGGGCCTGTTGGACCAGTTACAGTGGAGGAAGCCCCTATATTTCCCGTGGCTCCGGTATTCCCCGTGGGTCCAGTGACTGTAGACGCGGCACCCGTGGCTCCAGTTGGTCCTGTTGGTCCACGGGAACCCGTAACCCCAGTAGCACCAAACCCCGTCATCCCCGTTGGACCAGTAACGGTACTTGAAGCTCCTGTTGGTCCGGTGATTGACAATCCGGTGGCTCCGGTTGGCCCCGTGATAGTGGAGGACGCCCCAGTGGCCCCGGTAACAGATGTACCGATTGGTCCGGTGGGTCCAGTGACTACACTTGCCGATCCCGTGTGACCGGTGCTTCCGGTTGGCCCCCGAATCCCAGTTGGTCCAGTAGCCCCAAAACCAGTTGATCCGGTTGATCCGGTATACCCTGTATTTCCCGTCGTACCGGTTGGACCCGTAAAGGACACCCCATCCGCTCCGGTTGGACCAGTAATAGTGGAGGAAGCTCCCGTATTTCCCGTCGGGCCGGTGTTTCCCGTTGGACCGGTGACAATCGATGCAGCACCCGTATGCCCCGTTAGGCCTGTTGGGCCACGGGCACCCGTGGCTCCGGTAACGGAAAGTCCATTTTCCCCATCCGCTCCGGTTGGGCCTGTTGGACCAACAGGTAGGTCAGCAATTTGAGATCCAGCCATGTGTAATTACTCCACTATGTCGTTTCTGTATTCGATCTGTTCCCAAGTCCAGCCCATCATCTTCAATTCAAAAAGGCAGTACAAGAGGGTTTCCGTGATGCGTGATGTGAAATTCGGATGCTTCTCGGCAATCAATGCTTTCTCTTTATACTCGATTGCCTCTAGCTTAGGCCACACACCGTCAGGAATAGTATCACCGGCAAGCTGACACAAAAGTTTAGACGCTTCCAAATACTCATTCTCTAGTTCCATACGTTCTTGCAGTTTGATTGCTATCTGCGGATCAACAACAGATTCTTCGATATCTGGTGTGTTGCCATCAGCAAGCCATTGAAGATGCTCTTGATAATCCGAATTATTGATACAAAACGGAATACTTGCCCCATCATCTCTGATAATACCTGCATAGTTAGATATTACTTTATACTTCTTCATGTCATATCTCCGCTGTAAATTCGATGTACGCTGTGGTATTGTTGTTAGCTACAAGTTCACAACCTAAACCTGCTGTCCCGGAAGAAACTGTGATGTAGATATGTGCAACTCCGTTTGAGGATGAACTTGAACTTGACATCCCGGTCGGACCAGTGAGATTTGTGCTATTGGTCCCCCATTGACAGGTAAAATTACCAACGGCATTAAAGGTTGGGACAGAATACATTGGGACGGGCAACGGGATTCCTAGTACTGCTTGTGTTGTGGAGCTTAAAGCACCCATGCCAAATGGGGAATACGTGGTTTCTGCGGTTTTACGATAATAATGCGCCAGACAAAGTGCCAACTCCACCCCATAAGGTCTTTGTTCAAAAGGAGTTGCAATACTCCCGGCCTCCAACTGAACTTGAGCAATATCAAATGTTCCGGATTGGTGTCCCAAAGAATCAGTACGGGCATCCATATCCGTGCCTGCATCAAGCCATATCCGCAAATCCAAACTACCCCCCACCCCCATCGTTCCCCCAGAAAGAGAAGGTATACTAACGGGCACTGTGATTTTAGTCCATGTTGATGTTATGCCTACTTTAGTTACACCTATCGCAGTAATGTAGGAACCACCCGCTCCAAAGTTTTGACAAAACTCAACAGAAAGGTTTTTGTTGGTGTTGGCTTTAGCGTAAAAGCTCAAAACGGCATTCTGAGCTGCAAAGGTTCGCACATTTTTGATCTTTTGCATTAGGTAAGCATAATCGTTTGACGCCGTCCCCGCAGATACAACAGACCTGAGAAAATACGTTGGCTCATAAGGGACATCTGTTTGTGCCATCGTAAAGGCTTCACGGGAATGTGCTATTGTGGTGGCGACCGCAGATGTGGCTGAACTGGTCCATCTGTCTGCTAAATACCCACCAGCACCGGCACTCAAACTCGTTCCACGTTGCCAAAAATCAAAGTTGCCGTTGATCATTACATTTTTGCCAAAGGTGGGGGGAACCCACAAAGCAGAATTAGCACCGATCCCCATCGGCACGGTTCCGGTTGCCCCGGTGAACGAACCTGTTGGACCGATGTCACCGGTTGCCCCCGTTGGACCGACCACCGTACTTGCAGCACCGGTTGCTCCTGTTGGACCAGTGGGGCCATCAGATGGTCCGGTTGGACCGATGTCACCAGTTGCCCCCGTGACAGATGGACCGGTCGGGCCGGTTACCGGATCAAAGTACTGCAATCCCGTCGCACCAGAAGCAACTCCAAGCAACTGCCCATACGTCCCAATCGACAACCGGTTCATCCCCGTGGGGCCACGGAACCATGTATCCCCCACGGCATCCTCACCAAGTTGGGGAGACCCGTAAATAACAGTCATACCCGTAGACACTATAGGGGCATCTGGGCATATCACATTTGAGATATGTAGTATAGGACTATTTGCGGATCGGGAAATACATGCCGTCGCATAAGATGCCGAACGGATATACGTATTATTCAAATAACTGGTATATGTGGCCGTGAGTCGAATAGCTGGTTTAGAATTTCCGGAATGGCTGATGAGACAATTAGACATTACGAAGTTATTTCCAGAAGCACCAAATTCTTCAACTACGTATCCATTTGCACCAGAAGCCAGATAACAACCTTCCACCCTACCCGTCCCCCAATACATACAAGTGTTTGCTGATTGTACACGACAAGAAAGTAACAGACCATCAACACGCAGCACAGCATAATCAGCGGAATTGATCACACACCCTTCGACCACACCATTTGATTCAATGTTCTGTATCCCTCGTGCCGTCGCTGTATACACCTCGCAGGAGTACAACCGCCCCTGTATGGAGGAGACAATATACCCTGCACCAGAATACGTTGATTCCAAAAAACAATCAAAAGCGGAACTATAGATAGTATCAATGCACTTTGTCGATGCTGTTGTGAAATAGCAGGATTGAATAAAACTCGTCCGTGCATTTGCCGCGCTGGATTCCGTAAAACATGCCGTGCCACTTGCACCACATGTCAATTGCATTCCAAAAATACTGGCATCAGCCGCAGTCTTGTTGATGCAATACCCGGTTGAATTCGTGTATACTTCCGCTGTGCCGATTCCAGCAGACGCAATGTCAATATAACTGGTGTTCATTGCTAATTGTTCAGTATACCGTCCTGGATATACCTTGACCAGAATCCGATTTGTGGCAGAAGGCGAAAGCGTCTTGGCATAAGTATAAGCGTCCTGAATTGATGTGTACATGCCGCCGGACAGGGCAACCGTGACAACGGAGGCATATGTGGGTTGGGCACCGGTGGGTCCAGTATTGCCCGTGGGGCCGGTGACTACACTTGCTGCACCCGTATCCCCAGTCGGTCCAGTAACCGTAGATGGCTCACCCGTATCGCCAGTTGGACCCGTATCCCCAGTGTCTCCGGTTGACCCGGTTGGACCCCCTGGATCGCCTGTTGGACCTGTAACTGAAGCCCCGGTTGGACCGGTATTCCCCGTTGGACCGGTGACCGTTGATGCTTCTCCCGTATCCCCCGTTGGACCGATGTCACCAGTTGGACCTGTAACTACCGAAGACGCCCCAGTATCGCCAGTAGGACCGATAACGGTGGATGCGGCACCAGTTGGGCCGGTTGGACCCGTATTTCCGGTTGACCCTGTAACAGTACTCGCTGCACCCACCGATCCGGTTGGACCTGTATTTCCGGTTGGACCTGTTACCACACTGCTCGCACCTGTATTTCCTGTTGGACCCGTAACTGTACTTGACGCACCGGTATGCCCAGTTGGTCCTGTAACTGTACTCGCCGCCCCCGTTGCACCGGTCGGACCCGTTGGTCCATCGGTTGGACCGGTCGGACCCGTTGGTCCATCGGTTGGACCGGTTGGACCGGTAACCATACTTGCTGCACCGGTATTGCCCGTTGGACCGGTCACGGTGGATGCCGCCCCGGTTGGTCCAGTTGCCCCTGTCGGTGCCCCTAAAGGCCCAGTCGGTCCGATGTCACCGGTTGGACCTGTAGCCCCTCTAAAATCGTTTACTCCCCACGCGGGAAAATCGATCACTTCCACGGTATTTGCATCAATCACGCGGAACATTGCACGTACGTACCCCCCTAAAGCAGGACGCGTTTCCGTGTACCCTCCGGGAATGGTATCGGAAACAAAAGCAACTGGACCCGCAAAGCCATGTCCCGTCCAGCTATGCTTCCCCAATTGGATCACCTTGAAAGTTTCCGTCGAAGGAACGGCGGACAACATTCCAATCACTTCCACCCTCTCCGCCGTGTCCCCCTCGGCAAGGATAAAGGAACCATCCGCAAGTTTGGTAATCGGTTTGTGCAGATCGGAAACCGTAAAGCCGTGACTGGCTTTAGTGATAGTCAATTCAACAGCATCCCCTGCGGCAGCACTGCCGGTTGGCCCTGTTGCCCCATAGCCAGTTGGACCGGTAACGGAAGCCCCTGTTGGTCCGGTTGCCCCAGTCCTTCCCAATACCCCCAACGCCCGCATCGCTGCCGTATACGTTCCGGTGATTGCCATTGTCGTTTTCCTGTCCTATTTACGATGCGTTTTCAATTACTCGAACGGGCGTCTTGGGATCAACTTCATACTCCACTCCGTCCACGGTGATTGTCAAACTGGCAATCATTGTGGAATCAGTCAGTGTCGCCGTTTGAAGGGACGTTAGGAAGATTACAATCACAAGTGGATCGCCATCTGTAACAGTCCCCATGGTAATCGTCCCATCGGAGAGGAGACACTGGAACACCACTGGGCCGGTAAGAGTTTGGCGCAACGTGAACGTGATCTCCTCCGGTACGGCGGGGGTTGCCCCCTGTACGTCAATAATCTCCACGATGGGTTCCCATGCCAGCCCAATGTATATTGATCCCAGTTCCATCTTATTTTACCTCAGTGTTCAGCATTTCCTGTACCTTGGTGTTTTCCACGAACATCATTTCTGCAATCCCATCATTCCGTCCGTATGTGGCCAATACCCCTGTACGGTGCGCGACCAATCCAGAACAGAACTCGATTGTGTGGGGTTCCCGGAAATGGAACGGGGCAGACACCTTCTTCAGCATCAAGTTTTCATCTGTCCAACAGAACCGGTGCATGTACGTCCTCCGGGTGTGCCCTGGCAGCATAGTGACCTCATGGATAATATATAGCCAACCCCCATTCCACTTTATTGGGGCAGACCCACCCCGGAACCCGCTCAAGTCCATTTGGAACTGGTGTGAAATAACCGTCTTGTTCAAATCCGTGACCGTATAAGGGGAATGGGAATAAATCACGCGTTTTTCCCCATGCTCAAAAGTACCCCCGAACACCAACCAATTCTTCTCCGTGTGCCCGCTCGTGGATAACGGTTTGGCTTCCTCGCATTTCCCCGTACTCAAGTCCCATCGGAACTGCCACATGGTGGGGTATTGATAATACATATCACACCGAACTCCCAATCCCTTTACGCCACATCCCCAATCGGAACAGAGACGAACGTCTTCAATCCCCTGAATCTGTGCATCATGGTTATGCGGTTCGGGTGTGTTTAACTCCACCTCCCAAATGGGCTTCAGATCCATATCCAGGGTCACCAATAGGTTCCGGGTTCGCACCTTGTCCCCGAATCCATAGTAACCCCCCTGGGGATTGATCTTGTAATTAACCATTCGAAGGTTTAACAAGTAATCTGTCCCGTGCTTGATAATCGATGGGTTACAGAAGGACCAACCCTCTGGGGGCGTCCGGGGAACGGAGAGAGGAACCCCGGCCAGAGGGTTGGTGTACCATGAGAGGTTTCGAAGTGCTTCCTCCCGCGTTGTTTTATCCTGCCCGAAAAAGTGTAGGCTATCCGCAGATTTTCCCGCATCAGTTCTCTGCCCAATAAAGTACCCGTGTATCGAAGCGAATCGCAAGAAACTGTCGTAATAAGCCTCTTTTTCAACAAACAGAAGGTCTCCCGTGGGATAAGCGGTGGACAGTCCCGCTTTCGCAGTCCAATAGGCACGGGCGTGATCGTTCCGGGCATGATAGATCCCTGCCATCTTCAGCAGGGGTTCGTTCCGCCACGGACGGGAAGCCCACGCACCCGCGTATTCGTCCAACGCTTCGTTCGTCTTGCCCAGCTTTTCCAAACACATCCCGATGCAATATCGGGAATACCAGACTTCCTCATCCCACCCGCCTACGTGTACCCGCTTGCGGTAGTAAACCAGTGCTTCGGAGGTCTTCCCCATGTCCCTCAGAGTGTGCCCAAGGTAGAACAACGTCCGGGCGTCCATGGGGGTTTCCTTGAGCTGTGCCTGAAGGAGTTTTTCATCGCGGGGCAGCTTGTCCGCCTTGCACCCGCCGTCCCCCTTGTCATCGATCCACAGCGTCTTGAGTGTCCCCTTGGCGGCTATGCCGTGATCCAGATACTCATGCGTATAGCACTTATAGGTGGCGGAGATTGATGAACGGATCAACCGGACGTTACTGTAGGCAATACCCCCACCCCGCTGTTCCAATAGGATCACATCATCGTTCAGTTGGGATGGGTTGAACCCGGCGTCCACCAAGATCATATCCCCGTCCAGCAGGAGCATCCACGTCTCTTCCCGGCACAATCCCCATTTATCAATAGCATCCCGTCCGTGCTTAAGGGCTAGCGTCCGGTTGTGCCCAAAGTTTTTCCATTCGTCCCCATACGCACGGAATGGGATGGAATCTCCGCAAGCATCTGTCGCTTTTTGAAGGGTGTCGTCCGTGCTTCCCGTGTCGCATACGACCACGTACTTGGCGGCACTAAAAGCGGATTGGAGCATTCGTTGGATGATTGCCCCTTCATTTTTGACCATCGTAACCAGTACTACGTTTTTCATTTGATCAGCAATGCCTCTCCACGTTTCGATTTTCCGGTCAGGAGGAATCCACCGAATCCCGATTCGGATACAAAGTCGTTCACCGCCCAGTGTACTTCCGTGTTGTCCTCGTAATCGTCCACCAACAAGGCCTTGTTCGCCATCGGCCAAAAGGTTTGCAAATCACGGACGCACCCCCGATAAGAGTGATCAGCGTCCACGTGGATAAAATCATAGTCAGACCAATCAGGACGGAATCCCGCCTGCGTATTACCCTCGTACAGGGTGATGGTCTTGTCAGGGTGCTCCTGTTCCAACATCCGTCGGGCATCCCCCATGGTGGGACGTACCCATCCACCGTACTTGGGATCGTTGACGTCAATACCAGCATAGTGGGTAACGGAAGAACAGCAAAGGAAGGCGTGTGCCGAGTAACCGAATCGAACCCCAATTTCCAATATAGTCTTGGGTTGAATCAGCTCACAGATCCGGCACTTGTCCTGGTAGTACCGGTGCCACTCCGGGGTATGGAAGTTTACCCACGTGGTGTCCTCCGGTGCCAGCACCCTTAGTTTCCAGTATTCGAAGTCCGGGAAGTCCATCTGCGTCTCTCCTTGGTTTAACCATCTACTCACGTTAACCCCTTCACGCCCGTGTCGGGGACTTACTGGAATATAAAGCCTCCGGGGATATCTCCTTTAACCGTAATAAAAGAAGTGTTTGCCTGATAGTAATACCCGGCTCGTTCAAATAATGAAAAATCATCTTGAATAAGGGTTGGGTTTACATTATCCCCCCATGTTTCTAAAGTAACATCATCAAATACATAATCATCTAAAGAATCATACCTTTTATATTGATTTTCAAGTATCTCTGGATTATCCCGATTTACATAAAGGCCATTCCCCCTTAATTTAATAAACACCGATACTCGTTTTTTAAAAGATGTTTCAAGTATATTCAGTTTGCAGATAGTTCGAAACCTCACTAGGAAAAAATTGTTATGATAATTTCTCTCTCCAAAATGAAGTATATTTGGTTGATCATGTGTTGATTCATCACTCCACACATGATCATGAAATGCCTGCACCGCAATGTCCCAAGGATAATAATTACTCGCTGAATTTCTCCATGCTATTGTAAAGGACACTCCCGCATAAGACTGTCCCCAAAACCAATAAAGTTCATTTAGCAGTATTTTGGATTGGTACAGCCAGTTACTCAAGGAAGGATTTTCCGCATTTATACTTATACCAAAGTAGGGGGAAAACCCCAACCGAGTTAGCAAAGTATTTCTGCTTTCGATACATGGCAAGTAATCTGATAATCCTTCTGGATCAGATATAACATGGGTAGCCGTTAAAGCATAGATCAATTGATCTAAATCGTATATCCCCTGTTGTCCAGAAATACTTCGATTCCTGAAAAGTTGCCATTTATTAAAGATGTTAGTAGAAAAAACATCAGTACCGCTTTTTAGTAAATAACGTTCGTAAACAGCCTGTCGGATGGCTTCAATATACGGAAGTAGTGTTGGGGCATTTGTCAATCCTTCCAACGTCCAATCCAAAACACCGGATTCCGTTCCATCATCCCAATGTTCCCAATCAGTAAAGGTGATCGCCATATCAGTACCACCTTGCCACGTCAACCGTCCATTGTTTCGTACCAGCCCATTTCAGTTTTGTAGCCCAAAGCAGGGTATTAACCGGGATCACCGCCCCAGTGGCAATCTGAAGCACCTTGATCGTCACCCCGGTTTCCGTCGCCATTGCGTCCACCCCGTTTGCGTATACGCTCCCCACATGATCTGTCCCGGAACCGGACGTGATCTTTACCGGGGTCATTCCACCACCCGTCCCCAGGATCGGTAAGTCAATATCTCCCCAATGGTACTGCGTCACTTCCCCATCTTCCGCTACAAAAGCCAGTTGGATGAATACATCCGTGTACCCGGTCTGAACGCCCACTAGGTTAGCGGGTGCCGCGATAGATTGATAAAGTACAGCGGTGATCCCCGTGTACGCATCCGGTATCCGAATCTTGACGCTGATAAACCCCCCTTGGACTTGGTCAAAATCGTCAGCGTCCACTTCCAAAAATGAAACAGCGTATCCGGCCACTTGTGTCCGCACCCGTCCCGCCTTCTCCGACGTGGCAACGGTGCTGTTCATCCCCTCGTCAGCCCACTCCTTCCCACAGCACACGCGGAAAAACCATGTGTCAGTTTCCTCATCCTCCAGCCATGAAAATACCGTGAAGGGGAAAGCCGGGGGGTTGGAGTTCTCCGACCACCCCTTACCGGGCACAGCGATCCCCTTGGTTGACGGCAGATCGTTTACCCGCTGAATCGTGTCCCGAATCTGCTGTACCGCTGTTTGTGATAGTTTTACGCCAGCCATAGGGGTAAGTCCTTAGTCCATGTAGCGGTTGCGGAGATCCACCCAGGATATGGGCTTGTACACGCGGAAGTCTGTGTATACGCTTTCGGAAGCTGCTGCGTCTGCCGCAAGGGGGATACCCAACGCCCCCAACCGGACGGGCTTGTCGATGTTCTTGTCCTGTGGGCTTTTGACCTTGATGTTAGTGTTGAGATCGGAAAGACGGATAGGACGAATACCGTCTGAAAAAGTCCCACGAAAGCCCCGCTCTAAAACGGACGACTTCCACGTGTCGGGGTTATACACGACTTCTGCTGTGATCAGATAATAGTCCACGTTTCCCCCATTGTCGTAATAGGGTTCAGGGTTCAGGGATCGGAGGACCAGGGTGTACGGGGGGTATGGGGTTCCGTCGATCTCACATTCCCCTTTGTTCATCGTGTTCTGGTACGTGAGGATGTCTGCAGCGGTGAAGCCGGTACGCTTCTTGGTAATCGCGATCACAAGAAGCATCTTGGAAATCATCAACGGGGGATCGTACGGATCATTGACCAGATTCAATACGGGCACCGTCAAGTTCCCGTCCACATCATAACTATTCTCTGCCACCACTTCCGTCTTCTCCCCCCTGTACCGATACCGGATATGTCGGTTGGCGTCTGGGGAAAGGGATGTGCCATATACAGTGGTGTACGTGGCTTCCACCGTCCACTTGGTTCCGTTGTCCGGGTCTTGCTCGGCAGACATCCGCGTGAGGACGGTTCCATGCTCCCCGCTGTCCCCCATAGCGGGAAGTCCGGCCAACTCCAGGATTGTGTACGGGGTGTCCTGATCGTCGGCTTGGATCACCACGAATCGCTTGATGTATTCGGTGCTGTTCTGCTGGATCGCACCTTTGGGTGCCCACGCCGGGTATATGCCTACTTCAGCCATGTTACAATCCATCCACTGTTTGTTCGTTTGCTATTGCGCTGGACATAGTCCCGGTATTCTCTGCGGTGGTCTTCAGGTAGGCCAACACGTCCTTCTGCCACGTCTCATCGAACCGCTGATTGGTAGTGGTGAATGCTTCCACCGATCCCCGCGTGGCCGCTCCCGCATACTGACGCATCCCCACGTCCATGGGGGTTTCCCCCTTGGTGAAGAAGTCTGATGGTGTTCCGCCCATCCCCTTCCACGGTTTTACCACAGCCCCTTTTTCCACTGCTGCGCGAAAAACATTAGCAATTGCCACACCCCAACGTCCAAACAAGTCCCCCCACATATTCTTCCCGTTCCAAAAATCGTCCCTTGCTTTAATTACGGCGTCTCTGAATCCGTTGGCTGCTTCCAGGAGGGGGTTCTTAAAGTCGGGCATTTCCAATACGGAACGCTTGTCCTTGACCAAATTTGAGAGTTCATTCATCCGCATCTTCTGCCGGGTAAACAGATCGTCCCAGTTCTCATTCCCGCCCCATAACGAGGAGAAAGCATTGGAGAACACCTCTCCAATATCTTTTCCAATTTGTTTGGCTACTTCCCACATGAGCTTCAATACGGTCTTCCAATTGTTGCTCATCCATTCAAAGTCCGATCCAATCTGGTCAACCAACCAACCGAAAGCATCAGATACGTTTTCCAGGCTCAGCACAACAATATCTGCGATGAACTGGAACACCGCTTTAACTCCCCGGTAGATCAATTCAAAGATATTTAGGATCATCACGGAACCCCGCGTAAACTTCTCCACCAGATCCGCAAAGAACCCGATCACACGCTGAATGCCCGTCCGCTGGCCATCTTCCACTTTCTTCCATTTTTCATCCCACCAACCAAACGCGTTCCCGATTTCGTACACAGCCCAGGCAACAAGTCCCAATGTGACCAAAAAAGCACTGACGGGAACGGCCAAAGCAGCAAGGGATGGACCGTAAGCAAGTAAAGCGCTAAACACTAGCAGGATTGGTCCGATTGCGGCTGTAGCAGCAATGACGAACAGGATCATACGTGAAGCGGAACCATCCAACGATGCCATTGTCTGTATCAAGGAATCCAGTTCCTTTTTCGCCCACTGCATCGCATCCTTCAATTGGAAAGCATCGATGATCATCTGACCCGCAGTCTCTTTGTAGTCAGAGATTGAACTCGTGAGCTGTGCCCAGTACTTGGCAAAGGAGGTGTCCCGTGCCCACGCACCCTGCATCTCCTTGGTCTTCTCCTGGATCAATGACAGTATGGTTGCCGCCTTGGCTTGTTCCATCGTCTCATACCTTACCCCCCGGATTGTGTCTGCTTCCAGCCGCATCTTGATCATACTTTCATCAATGGAAATACCCAACGGACGCAACCCACGGGTCATGCCATTGAGTGAAAAAGAAAGGGTATTGACCACTTCAGCGGATTGTCCTGCCTTCCCCTTGAACGCGGCGATGTCTGTGCCCATCTGTTGGAGCTGTGCTGACATCCCCAATGCGGCTTTGTCTCCGAACCCGAACCCCTTCAGGCGTGCCCCAGTGGAAGCCATTCCCTTCATCAGATCGTCCGTCGCAAGCCCGAAGGATCGTCCCATGCCCTTAGCAGTGTCGGTGGCGTCCCCCTTAATAGCGGCAAACACGGACTCAAAAGCAATCTGCGTTTCCTCTGCCGACGCTCCCGCATGTACAGCGAAGCCGGCAAACGCCATCACTGGGGTCGTGATCGCAAGGGACATCGTACGCCCCAGGGAACTCATCTGGTCCTGTACCCCCGCCAAGGAGGTTGTGACCTTTCGGACGCCCCCTTCGAAGGTGGACGTATCCAGTCCGATTTTGGCGATCATGGTTCCGATTATCATTTGAGCTTCTTCGCCTCTTTGTTGTGCTGAACCCGGAAGGACATAAGCATCGCCTTCGCCCGTTGCATCCGTTCCTCTTGGGAAGTGTTGCCAGTCTTTTCAAACCTGAGCAGGTAGTCCTTCAACTCTCCAGCCTTCTTACCGTGGAGCATTCCAACCATGTTGTGGATCAGGTTCGCAAACAGGTAGTCGATTTTCTGGGGTTCCCGTTCCTGCTCCTCCCGCTCAATCAAGTATGCAATCCATTCCGGGTATTCGGAAGCGGGAACCCGCTCACGTGCTTCCTTGACGGTGCAATGAAGGGTCTCCGCTATTCGGAACCACCACCACCTTCTTGGGTCTCCGGTGAGTTTCCCCGGATTCCCTCCAGGTCTTTTTCGTCCACACCGTTCATCTCCATGGCGATCTTGAGCAACCGTGCCGCCGCTTTGCTCGACTTGTTACTCAGTGCCGTGATGTCGCTTTCGGTGAACATGGGGACAAGGACGCCAGTGGACGAGGATACTTCCACGATCACCTTCTGGAGCAGGGATGCCGTGATGCCCTTCATGTTCATCACCCCGTCCTTGTTCTTGCGGCGGTTGACGCTATTCTGCCACCCTTCCATTTCCATTGCGGATAGGGCACGCATTTGGACGCTTCCACCCCATTCGGGCACCGGGACTTCGAGCACCTGTAAGTCCTGTACCTCTAGGATCTGTTCTTTCGTGAGTAACGCCATGGTTTTCTCTCCTTCGTTGCTGGGTCTGTACTTATACGTGGGACGCCATCCCACGTGTTAAAAACTGGCTTAATTCTGGGTGATTGCCCCGGCTACTTTGACGGTAACGTCTGCCGTCATCTTGTCTTCCAGGGTTCCCGTCGGATTGTACCCGGTCATGAACCCGTCGAACGTCCAGATGGTTCCGGCAGAATCCGGGAACGTGATGGACACGACTTCCACGGCACCGTCAATCGGTGCGGCAGTGGCAGGATTGAACCCGATCTTGAGTTTCAGTTCCCCGCCTTCCACCAGCTTGCCGGGGATGTAAAGCATTGCGGCGGCACTCTGGTGCGTGACGTCCACGGACTTACGTGAACGGTTGGGGGGAGTGACATCGATGATCTCCGCTGAAAAAGCGGATGTGGCGAAGGCGATCTCAATTCCTGTTCCGATGATCATTGGCATGGTCTGTACTCCTGTTCTTCTGTTCCTTGACTCTACTCTCTACACTTGTTCCCGGACAACCGAAAAGCTCATGCTGAACGTATACCGTTGACGCTCATCTTTGCCTAATGGTAATATATCCCCCTGTTGGTTTATGATACCGTATCGCACAGCGTCCCCATCCCCCACCACTGTCTGATTGGTAATCAAACGTAAGGCACACGCGACATTCCGCGCAATGTGATACCCCGTATCGTATGTAGCAGAACGCACCGTGATCTGTACCCCCGGCTTCTCCGTGGGGGCTTTCATGGGGTCTTGATACCGATCCGGGGAAGTGCCCATGGTATCGTATACGCAGATGGCCTGAACCGGAAGATCGGGAAACAACCCTACAAATAGGTTGGTGCCCCGAATCCACAATCCGGTTTCCAAAAATCCGGCTATGTCCATAGCTGTTGAATTCATGCTATCACCGCCCGTCTTCGTATTCGTTCAAGTACTGCGTTGGTTTCGGACTTCACAGCGTTCTCCAGAAATTTCATCTTGGGGCCAGCTTTCTCGTGTACGAACACCGCATAGTACGCACCGTACCCCACGATCACGGAATCGATGTGCTTTGTGGCATCTGAGGCAATCTCCGCTTTGGACTCCCCCACCATCGTCTCAAACCCAGCGGACAGTTCCGATATGGTTTCCCCGCTTAAATGCGTGGGGTTCTTTCGCTTGGGGTTCTTGCTGTCGGTGTCCCATACTGGCGTGGGGACTGCTGCCATTGCAGATGGAATCAGGGATGCTGACGCTTTCAGGTTGCCCGTATCCACCGGGGTATTCTTCTGTGCTTTGGCCAGGATCATCAACCCCGCCTCAATGAGACCCTTACGTGTACGCCCCTGGATCTTGGCAATCTGGGAATTCAGTTCGTTTAAAACTCCCTGCACACCATCTAATTTTATGGTCACGCTGTTCACAGGTATGCCGTTCTCCACTGTTGACGCTGAGGCACATCCGGCGTAGTTTCCACCCGCTGCACCTTCCAGACCCCCGTTACACTTTCAGGATCTGCTTTTTGCGGTGTGGTAAGATCCGTCAGATTTCCCAAGTAAAGCACATCCCCGGTTGTAACAGACGGGGTATCGTGATCCACAGCAGCACTGGCCATTCGCTTCAATCCGGAAGCGTCCACGATCTCCCGTTGATCCGGTTCCCAACGACACCGGATTTCCGCAGGAGCGAGGTATGTGGGCTTACCGTAAACATCCATCGTGGACTTAGCCCACCAAACCGCTTTCTGTCGGAGGAGTTGATTGATAATGCTCATATGGTCGGAATCCCGTAGTCACTGTTGTACGTATCCCCCGTCAGCCGATCCGAAACATCAGACCCGGCAAAGTCCAGGGAAGCCTTTTGGAAATTAGCCGAATCCCTTGCAGTCAGCTTCCCGGTACGATCAAAAGCCATAGCCTGTTGCCCGTATGTGGAAGCGGACAATCGCATTCCCGTGGTCCCCTGCCGGGATTCATTCGCACGTCCAACACCAAGGGATTGTTGGCGAGGATCATTCAGACAACAGAAGTGGCAGGCCAGAAGCAGCTCCAGCATTTCCATTTCGTCATCGGACATTGCATCCGTGGCCGTAAACACGTTGGTCAACATGATATTGGCCATACGGATAAACCGCTCCACCGTCGGATCAGTCATATCCGTGGTAAAAATGGCTTTTACGTCTTCAGCATCGTTGTAATATGCCATCGTTTATACTCCTTTGCCCAGAGGAATGTACTCAATACCTGGACGCCTGACCCAGTACCGGAAGGGATCAATCACAACCGACCCTTCTGGGGGCAAATACGTTTCGGACCACGCATGCTTACACCCAATAAAATATATAGCCGGTTTCCATTCCACGGAATGATCTGGTAAAACATGCGGGTCATATACGCTGATCAGATCTTCCCGTATTCTCCGCTTCAGGTAGTGTACCACCAACCGGGAGGGACTGCCCGTGATCAAGTTTGTCTCCGGTTTGAACGCCACCCCAAGAACTACCACAGGAAGCCCGGTGGTCTGATGCTTGTTGATGATAATCCGTGCGATCCATTCCGCGTGCCCCTGCCTCGCCAGCATCACGGATTCAAATAGGTCAAAACCCAAGTCCAGCGTCTCAGCGAGATACGACATTGCGATGTTGTCTCGGGGGTGGCAGCCGCCGCCGTCGCCCATACCTGCGGACATGTACGCCGTGGAAATCAACCGCTTGTCTGCACATTTCAGCGCGTTCGTCACATCGTCCACATTGGAACCAGGGATCTTGTGGCAGATCTCCTGTAGCAGATTCACGAATCCGATCTTAAAGCTGATGTATGTGTTATACGCCACCTTGGTCAACTCTGCGGAAGGAATTGACATCCGACGTACTCCCGCCCACGGGATCGTTTCTTTGTAGAACTGCTCCACCTGATCTCCCGCCCATGGATCATCCACCCCAAGCAAGACAAATTCCGGATTCAAAAAGTCGTATACGACTGTTCCCATTGCGATGAAAAACGGATTGTAACAAATTCGGATGTGAGGGTTGACGCTACACACGGGGAGGATTTCACGGGCGACGGTACCCGGAAGGCACGTGGAAATGATGACCACGGGGGTATCCCGAACAACCCACGGAACGAGACTACCCACTGCACGTACAAGGTGGATGTAGTCAAAGTCTGCGCGGGATGGGGGGAGTGGCGTAACCCCCTCAAATTGCGGCTGGTGAGGCGTCTGAATCGCGACAAAGATAATCTCGGCGTCCCTCACCGTCCCTTCTAGCGTGTCGAATTTGATAGTGCTACTGGCCAGTAAAGCGTCGAAGCCCCTAACCCCGCCATCTAGTCCAGCCTCTGCCTCTGCTGGCGGATTCTTGGACATACGCTGGGGATTTGCGTCGTACCCCGTCACGTCATGCCCCTGGTGTGCCATGGCCACGGCCACGGGCAGGCCTAACTTGCCCAGTCCAATCATCCCAACCTTCATTGTACTTTCTCCTTTTGAGCTATGATCCAATCCTGGTGATGCGGGTAATTAGGTATCGAAATCCGTTCATACAATTCAATGCCATACCCCAAAGACTTCAACAAATCCTGATACTCCTCCGGGTCACGTTGAAACATAAAACGGCTTGTCCGATACGTCCTGTCCATACTCTCCACAATGACAATCCGGTTGTCCATCCCGGCAAGGAATCCCCGGATCACTTCGTCTGGTACGTGAAGGGCAACCGTCCACAGCAGGTATGTATCTGCCGTAGGTAGTGCCCCACCCCACGGAATTTGGGCAAAGGTATGCGTGGGCAAATCGTTGTTTGCTACCCGGATGGCTTCCCCGTTGATATCCACCCCCACGTACGAATCTTTGCGGAAGTATGCGGCCAACCTCCCGATTCCGCAACCCACTTCGCAGGTCTTACCCCTGCACGTACACATAAGACGCACCACGTCGGTAGGTGCTATGTCCCATTGATTAGGGGGTGCTATGCGGTGGATGCCCTTGGGGCCACTCCAGTAATGAAGGATATCTTCAACATCAATCATACTGTCACCTTTCCTGCCCCGACCAGTGATTGAATCCGCCGTGCCTGCGCCAGCCGTTCCGGTTCCGTAGCCCGGAACTCCGCCTGATCCTCTTGCCGCTTTCGACAGGCATTCAGCCCCTCCCGATGTCTTCGATAGGTCTCATCATAGTCTGCTTTCTGGTGCGTGAAATGTCGATGTTCGATCAACACGAAAGGCAAATAGTGGGTCAACCCCGCTTTCACCCCCACGTCATGTATCCACGTATCGTTCCAGAGGAAGTGGAAATGCTCCGGGGTAAACTGACCCAGAGCAGAACACCACAACTTACTCACAATCGGAAAACAGCAGGGAAGTCCACCCCGTCCGCTTCCGTCATCACACCACATGACCCCAAGGTTGTCGGGAAACTTCCGTTGGTATACCTCTTCCACCATCAAATCCCATCCGGGGGTCTTCCAAACCAAGTCGTCATTGCCCATCATTATCAAGTCGCCCTTGGAACACGCGTATAGGTCGTTCCACGCCTTGCCTACAGTCTTGGGATCTGAGCGGAATACCTTTGTGCGGAGAAGTCCGTCCTTGCGGTCCAGTTGTTCATAGTCCGTGTTATCGTCATTGTCCACGTACATCAGCAACTCAACCCGTCCTGCGTTATTGTCCTTGATCGACTTCTGGGCACGTGCCGCTAAATCTAATCGTCCCCGTGTTGGCATCAAAACACTTATCATGCTTTTGGTCCTCCCAATTGTTCACGCGTAAAGCCGGAAAGGCTAAACACTTTACCCTTCCACTCCGGAACATGCTTTTGGAAATTCTCCTGGTACCACCCAAGTTGGTCATCCGACCCCCTGCCCCCCTCTGTATTTGGTGGGGGCCAATCGGCACCATCCTTTTTAATTTGTTCCTTGTGCTGTATCTTGGCGTGTTCCAACGGGGAACCGCAAAGGATGATCTCAGTGAACCCCATAGCCAGCCCGATCCGTATTGCCGTGTGGACGGACGAACAATCTGACCGCTCCCAGTCCCACCAATAGTCCACCCACTTGGTGAACCGTTGCCAGAATGAACAGCGGGTGCAGTGCTGAGTGAACTGATCGTGGAACTGTAGCTGTAGCTTCGTCAAGATGGAATGCACCTCATAATGATCCGTAACCACGAAATCCGCTTGTACAAACCCCGCCGCGTGTCCAATAGTCATGACCCGATATTCAGGACGGTTTTTCTTTACCCAATCAAAATCCTTTTTCCAGGATGGAGCAGAACCCACGATGGCTAGAGTGCCTTCATATCGATGGGTGTAGTTTGAATAGGCAGTGGTTTCCCCGATATTCCAGTACAACGACACCCACGGCACTTTCTGAGCGGCGATCCGGGGACGTGGATTTCCGTGAAAGCAGACAAACACTTCTTTTTCCGGAAGGCTACTCAACCACACAGGTTCCCGTTTTTCATTTAACGGTTTAAACGATGTGATGGCATTAGGGAAGGCGTCCTGGAAAAACATTTGAGGATATGTATGCCGGTAGATAAATTCCCCATCATCTGCTCTCCCCCCATCCTTTGCCAAAATATATTCCCCGTTACTTACAAATTCATTCCACACTCCATAATCTGGTTCACCTTCGGGGAAATACATTAGCCCGGATGCTGGCCTTTCGGGACGGTATAGGTCTTTCAGCATTGTCCATTTGTTTATATTGCGCAAACTCTGCATCATCCCATCAGGGTTCCGCAAAATAAACGTATCCAGATCCACAAACAGGAAGGGAAGGAAACGTCTCATTTCTGGACGGAACAATTCGATCTTGCTCCAACGCCCCGGCCAATTCTCCTGCAAAGGAACAAACCGAACCCCCTGGTATACCAGTTCCTCATACACCAGATCTGTCAAGCACACCAATTCCCAAGGGGCTTTACACTGGTCTTTCAACCGACGGTAAAGCACCCGCACATAATCCAAACTGAAGTCCCCTCCACTTTTTAACACACATACAAAAGTATTGGTCATTTCAACACCATCCCCAATTCGACCATTTTGTATCCCGTCAGTACACTATCCGGACCTGCATTTAACACTTCCACGTCCGGGAACACTGTTTTGAACTGACCCTGGAAGTCAGCAAAACACCGGAGGAACCGCTGATAGTGGGCGTCTGTATTATCATCCTTCTCCCGATACCAGTTATTGTGCCGCTTGTTCGCCGCACACTTCATATCATACCCTAACAGCACGATCCGGGACGCCCCCATGCTCGCGGCCAACTGGATTGCCAACGCCCCCGTATTGAAGTGCCACCCCAAAGCGTCCGATCCCATGGAGGTAACTTCGTTCATCTTACGGGAGGTGGCGTGCAGGTTAGGGTATCCATAGCATTCGGGGGCACACGTGATCAGCAATCCGGGGTAAGCAATACAATCCGCCTTGTGAGCGAAGTACCACGCACCGTCCCCGAAGACGGACACGGGTACAACCTCTGCCCCCAACTTGATGAAGGCATCGTTACACCCGATTACGTGACGGCCACGGAGGGGGGCGAAGTCGAATCCAACCAATGACGCACCGCCACCGATCAGAAACACTTCAGCCCCCCTCCACATGTCCGGCACCCGCCACCAGTTGGGGGTATCGTATTCCATTAGGGTTAGACGGTTAGGGACTTGACAAGGGCTTCCGCTTCAGCCTTTGACAATCGGCGGGAATTCATCGTGACGTTTGTGGACGTGTTAATCACGTTCCACGTACCAGCGGCACCCTTTTTTGTCACGAATCGGGGAAGGGTAGTTTCCATCTTAGCCGGTTCATCCCGTCTCCGTCTGGAAACTAGCGGGATAGCCTGGGGTTTCTGCGTTTCGGCGGTGGAAACCGTAATAGTACCTGGGGTGGAGTCTTCGTCCTTCAAAACTGCGGGAATACTGGGGTTTTCTTTGACCGTTTCCCCAACGCTCTTGAACCTTCCCGCCCACTCCGTGTCCAAATCGCGTTCAGACTCAATGATATCCCCCTTGCGGTACTGTTTTCCATCGATGTCCGTGTGATGCCCATTAGTAACCTGGAACCGCTTCATGTTTCTCTCCTGTTGATCAATTTCCCTCAGAAATGAAAAAGCGGGTACGGAATTCTAAGGGCTATTCCGTACCCGCTTCCAACCAACTCAGCGATTACGTGCCCACGTAATCCTAGACCGCAGCATGAACGATTCCGCACCGATTGTTGTAGTCGGATCGGATGCGGGGAACCAGCAGCGTGATGATCTTGAAGCAGTACCGCATCGGTTCCGGCTGCCACTGGATCAGGGTCGGCATGAACCCATCGATCAGTTCGATACAGTCATTGGTCAACTGCACCAGGATGACCGTCTCTGTGCCCAGGAAGTCCAGCGTGGTCACTTCCGCAATCCCGTCGATCTTGAGCAAGCGGGAGCGGAGGGTGTCGCTGGAGGTCGGGGTCGTGGTGCTGGGGAGGTAATCCTTGTCCAGCAGGGTTTCGTAGTCGCTGGAAACGTACAGCGCATACGGGCCGAACATCCGATCCGAGATCAACGTCTGCTTCATGGCAAGGACGTCGGTGATGATTTGGACGGTGGTTTTGGTGCTACCCAGCCAGCTCACCAGGGACTTGGTGTGCCGGTAAGTGTAGTTCGTCAGCCCGAAAACCGTGCCACCACCGAAGGCCAGTGCTGTGGCCGTGCCGGTGATCATCTGTTCAACCATTTCCATGCACCGACGGGAACTGACTGCCGCTTGCATCGTGTCCAGCGGAAGTCCCATGTTACGGGACGTGGCCAGCTCACGAGCGGTGAAGTCGAAGTCCTTCGTGACCAGGGGGAGCGGGAGGGACGTCAGATCGAACTGCGGTCTGTCAGCAGTTCCCTTAGTGATGGCATCCATTGTGACCTGTGCCGCACTCGTATCGCTCTGGTTCTGGTACTGGAGGATGGTGTGGTTCATCCCGTTGGGCAGGGGGAACGTCAGCCCACGATTGCGAAGGGACGCAACCACGCGCTGACGCTGAGTTGCCGCCTGGGTTACAACCTTGTCCAACAGAATCCACTCATCCTTACGGAGGGTGGCGTTGGTGACTGGCTGGGTGCCCAAAGAACCGTCGTTGTTCACGCAATTGATGTAACTGCGTCCATCTTCCGCCACGAACGGACGCAGGGCGTTCACGTTCATGTTGTTTTTCAACAGCAGATCCGCGATGGGACCACCGTTGTTGATCATTTCAATCTGTACTGCCGCTTCGTTACCCATTGTCTTCGTCTCCTTGTTCCTTGTTTCCTATTAGGTCCTGATGAATTGTGTCGGGGTTAGATCACGCGAGCAATGCAGAACCCGTCGGGGTCTACGCCGGAAGAACCACTCATGTCCACGGCCTGTTCAGACTGGAGAATGGGGTGAACCGGAACGACTGCAGCAGACGCTTCCTGAACGTACAGCTTCATGTACCCGTCACCATTGCTGACGAGCTTGGAGCCGATAGCGCAATTGACGCCGTTGGCAATACGGCAGTACACACGGTCGCCCTTGTTGAAAACGCCGCAGGTCACACGGTCGCCGGTCGTGTACGCATCCGTGATGCCTTCGCCTTGGAGACTGTTCTCAAGGGCGAACATGGCTTCAGCCGGGCCATTAGCAGTGCTGTGGGCACGGACTTTCTCGGTCGTGTCAGCATAAGCTTCGATCAGCATGCCGGGGAGGATTGTGCTTGCACACAGACGTTCCATCACGTGGGCCGGGGTGTCCAGCGCGATCTTGAAAATGTAGCTGGTGTTCGTAACGCTCATGTTTCTTTACTCCTGTTCTTGTTCCTGTTACTTCAACCTATGGTCAAATGGTGTTGGGGTTACTTCTTGGGGCTGTAGTCGGGCAATGGCAACGGGGCAATCTTCGCTTCGTTGGCCTTGGGGGCTTTGACTTCCCCGCCCTGACCCGCAAACGTCGGAACCACGGCCATCGCGGCAATCGTGTCCAGCGTCTCGAACGGCATTGCGTTCAACTGTTCGTCAGTGAACTTGTTCTTGCTGTTGGCCTTGATCGTGGCGGAAAATTCCGCACGTTTGGCCTTGACCATCTTGGTGCCCTGCTCGATGCTTTCGCGAATCTCAGCCGGTGCTGCATTCAACAATTCGTTGAAGGTCGGGGCAGGCTTCTCCACGATTGCGGGGATTTCGACTTTCTTTTCATCGGCCATGTTCTGCTTCTCCTCTGCTTCCTGGTTCAGGGTTACTGGTTCATATGTGACTTTGCGTTGCACTTGTTCCGGTTCACCATCCAACTCAACTGTGTCCGATTCTTGATCTAATATATACCCCTGTTTCCAGAGATTGGTAGATTTTCCTCCAACCTCGATTCCACCCACTTCGAAAATGCAATAGTCGGGGTACACTTCCATAACGTATGGACGCGGAACCATCCCACCCATCGGGGAATTGGAGGGGTACTTGGCCTGGACCGCTTCCCGGATGGCACAACGAACTTCGTCGTGGGACAATTCGTTGAAGGCGGGTTTCTTGCCCTTGGTCTTTTCCTTCACCTGCTTCACCCCGTCTTCCGCTTCCTCTTCTACTTCAGAGTTCTCCTCGTTCAGCCTGGGTGCTCCTGCCCCATCCGCAATCGAACATGCCCCCTTGCGATCCGGCAACAGTGCGAGGTGATCGGGACGATGGTTGGTTGTAATCTTCCGGTACTTCTTGCCGTTGAACACGGCTTCCCCTTCAGCGTTTTCCACAGGCTTGTCGTCCGTGTACAGTCCGGTGGACACTTCGATCATCTGGTTCAATTGGATCTTATCCAGCACGGGTTGGCTTACCGTCTTGCACTTCTCCACGTCCAGCCACACGTCCGACCGCAGCTTGTTCCCTTCCGGCACCCACTCTGCATTCATTAAAAAACCAACCTTCTGGGCTTCCAGCACCTTGGGGTTGCACGATCCGCAAGGCTTGCCATTCAATTCGGGGTGGTAGACCAGGACGGGTTTGTGGTTCCAGCTTTCCACGGTGGACTGCAACGCTTTGGCGGGGTAGAACAGTGGCCCTTGCGATCCATTGTGCACTCCCTCGTTGATCAGGATAGCGGGGAAGACTAGGTACGAACGTCCATCCAGTGTTTCGTTCCGAACCAACGGACTGACGTTCGTCTTGATTGCGTAGAAGCCGGACGGTGCTTGATTGGACTTTTTAGAATCTTCCTCATCCAGCCGATACTTTTTGTAAAGGGTGTCCCAAATTGGTACTGCACTTTTCTGTAATGCTCCCGTAGTCCCCATCTTGGCTTCCTCTTTATTGATACCCCCGATGATCTCCTTAAATTCTTCTAACGCCTGTTTAAAACGCTCTTTGCTTCCCCCCTCCACACCGGCACTACCTCCCACCTGACCAGGGATTCCCGCGTGTCCAAAGTTTCCGCTTCCGGGTCCACCATTGATAACACTATCTCCTCGTGGCATCGTCTCATCTCCTTCACTTTTGGGTTGACGGTTCAATCACTTAGTGGTTAATATAGTACCCATCTTTTTGTTCTTTGGTGCCTTGACGATGATCTCTGTCTTCTTTGCGAGCTTCATCATGCTCTTGTCCATGCTGATCGGAATTGTCTTTACCCCATGATCCCTCAAGTACGCAAACCGGTGCCGACCATTCGTAAATTCAATAGTGCCCGTCCGGGGGGATACCCCAACTTCGGACATGATAACGGATTCCCCCGTCTCCAGGAATTTACCGAACCGTTCATACCGTCCCTTTATCCCACCAACCCCACCGGGGGCTACGTACATCTCAGGGTCTTTCTTCCACAGACGGTCAAAGGCTTCCACGTCAACCCACACAACTTTATCTCCCGACCTACGTGCCCTTTCCGGCATTGTCCATTCGACTTCGGGAATTCCCATTTCCTCCTCCGGGATTCCCTCCTCCACGTCCGTTTCCGGTTCCTTCACTGGTTCTTCCGGCTTTTCTTCGGACAGATCAGGCAAGTGCGGAATCCAGGTGCAACGGCAGTTGGGGTGGAGGGGAAGCATTTCCCTTGCGCCCGCCAACGTGAACACCTTCCCCTCCATAGCGTGACACTTAGGGCACACCCGCTCATCGTCCGCAGTGCTCCACTCCGCTTCCACCTCCACGTCCTCCAACCCCAACGCCTGGAACGTGTTCAGCTTCGATTCAGCATGTGCACGAATCACTTCGGTACGAGCAATCATCCTTGCCCGTGCAATTCCAATTCCACTTACCGTGTCCCGCATCTTCCGTGCCAATACGTTGGGGTTTTGCCCCTCGCTTATCCCCTGTGACAACACACGACTGATCCCTGCGTCCATGACATTCGTTATACCCTTCAAATCACTGTACGTCCGGGTGTAAAGCATCTCCACGGCATCCTTGTGAATCGGGAGTAGCATGGAGTGATTGATGAACGCCTGAGGGTCAGGGCCAATCAGTCCGGGGATGTCAGGCTGCACCTCCTTGAGCTTGGATTCGTTGGCCTTGAAAAAGCTGTAGGATTGTGCGATTGATTTCTTATACGCCGATTGAATATACCCGTCCGTCCATCGGCTGGACTTCCCCGTGGGCCCCGGCTTGACCGTACCCAGGATGTCGAACGTCTCCTGCTCCTTCAACCAGTCCATGAACCCTTGATGCTTCTCCGGGTTGCTACTGAACTGGAAGTTACCCGGACGAGCCAACATTTTCAGCGGGTTGACCTTCTCCTTCAGCCCAAGCATGTCCTGCGTCACCAGTGCGTCGGTGATCGCCTTGGACAATTGAGTGAATCGTCGGTTGACTTCCGCTATGAACTGCCGACGGATAAGCGTGGTGTCCGTCGGGTCTAGTTTCTTCGCCAATGTGGCCATATTACTGCCCTTTTAAACGTCGAAGGGGATACCCCTGGTAGAAGGTATCCCCCCACTCTCTCCTCGTTATTTGCCTCGCTTACGTGGGGGTTTCGGCGTGCCCTGTTCCTCTGTCGGGGGTTCCTCTTCCTTGGATGGGACTTCCGGGGGCGGGGTTTCCCCCTCCACCACGGGTTCTTCAGGTGTCTGCTCTTCGGCGATCAGATTGATGGCGTTCCCGTCCGCTCCCGCAATCATCTCTTCCGCTTCCCACCGTTCAAACCCCAACACACGCACCAAGAAGTCCGTGGGGGATACCAAACCACTCACCCCGCCACTGATGTACGCCCCCATAGCCTGGGTTCGCTGAAGCCCGACGGACGCCATTGCCGCCGCATCCATTTCGTTGGCTTCCGGCCACTCTACCCAGAACGTCCCCTTGCGCGGTTCCGGCAGCACCCCTGCATTGCAACACAAACGGGCAAAAGGTTTGATAATCGTCGGGGTGGCATACTTGGACCGTCGTCGTTTGAGCTTCTGGTGCCAACCGCGTTCGTCCTGGCTGCTGGCCAACTCCCCGCGTTCACTCCCCAGCAGGATTCGCATAGGGATGCCCGTAAACGCGCTGATGAACTGGAGTTGAATATTGATATGAGATTGAGGATCGGCCACTGCCCCGCCCAGTTCCTTGACGTCGATTCCCTGGGTTATCAAATACCGCTGAATCCCATGGATGTAATCCTGCATCTTTGCCTTCAACGTGTCTGAATCCGTCAATTCTGCTTCCGGGTTGACATTCAAACTGAACCCCTTGAACGCCCCCTGCCAGAACATCTCAGCGGAACAACCCAAGACCTTGTGTGCATCAAACAACCGATTCCACACGCCCTGAAGCCGGGGGGTTCCCAGCACCAGGGATGATTGAAGCCCATCGGCCACATGCAACACGCGTGTGTAGTGGGCAATGATGCTGGTAGAAGGTTCCCCAACAGTGGCGTTCTGGGTGTTCAGTTGTTGAAGTTGAATTGAGTACAGGACGGGCTTACCATACCGGGGGCTTCGGATATCATTGTCCCACTGACTAATACTAATTCCCGCCTCACTCAATGGCCGTAAGTAGGTAATCCTCGCCCCCGCCTTCTTGACCACGGGTTGACTGGGGTCTAGTCCGTCGTCCAGCCCCACTAGCAGCACTCCGAATTGGCCGATACCCGCCTGACGGTCAACTCGCTGAAAGAACGTGTTCAGTTCCAGTTCGTCCGTCAATTCCTCCCACGCTGTTTCAAACTCCGTCTGGGCTGACGGGATGTTGCGGGTAGATCCGGGCTTATCCTCCCTCACCACCGGATCAGCCTCCCACGTGCCATCCGGGTACGCATTGACAATTGTCTGGGCTATGTCCCCCCGGTCATACAGATCCTGGTACTGCTGGATAGTGAGGAGCTTGTCCCACCCGCAGGAAACGTACATATCCCGCTTGCCACCGAAGGACTGCCCTAAGAGGGAACCTAATCCCATACGAGATATGGCCAGTTCCAACATCTTCATCCGCGTGGGATCTTCGTTCATCACGGTCTGTTTGTCGCCTCTGGACATGGGACGTTCTCCTTTATTCTATGTTATGTGGGGTCAATCCTAAGCCTTAATATAACCTAGAATGGAAAAGCCCCCGTCATCCATCCTCCGTCCATGGGATACCACACTTCTTTACGTGGCCGTGAGATCCGGGGGGCTTGGTGTAAGTATTCAGTTGTGTGGTTTCCTACATACCGTCCTCCTTTGGCTTTCCAGCCTTGTTACTGCCCTTTTTAGCTTCTACACTTCCCAACCCGATACTCATATGGGTCAGCCCCTACAGGCTTATTATACGGGGGTATCACCACTCGCTTTCGACACTGGGTTGTGGGGTCTGAATCCCCCGAACCTTGTTTACGTACTTCTGCCACTCCTGCTTTTCGTGTTCGATCTTCATGTGCAACAAAGTGTTTCGATGAGCTTCCGTAACACATCCCACTTTGATACAATCAGCCCAGTACATTACAGCAGAAGGTCTGTGCCAACACCAACTATGTTCCCCGTAGTACTCATCCATTCCTAAATTGCCGGTATACCCGATCACCATGATCCTTCGTCCCACCGGGGGTTCCGTCTCCGGGTACGGGTGGAACGTTACGGGACGGTCCATTGGATGGGGGATTACCTCACCGCCACCTTGCGTGCTTGCTGGGCCTGGAAGTCCTTCTTGAGCTGGGACAACCGGACTGCTACCATGATCCCGTTCCGGTTCCACCATTGCTTGAAGGGCCTGTGCCTCACCATTTGCCGGAACATTCCCACCAGCTTCACTTGATTCCGTTTGATCTTCCTCAGCATCATCGTCAGTCTCCTCTTCTTGCCTATCATTTTCAGTTTCGTCCCAACACCTATCACACACCCCCAACCCTTTGATCGGGGTTCCACACATCTCACAAGTGCCGTTTATGGGTTCCCCCTTTGCCTGATTTAAATCCTCACTCACGCACCAGCAATCCGTACACAAACTATCTTCTCCCGTTTTCAAGGGAACACCACACTGCGCACAATAAGTCTTCTTGGATTCCTCCTTCGCCTTCGGGACTTCTACGGGCTTGACCCACTGCGGATACACTTCCATTCCGTCCCGTACTGCGATCACAACACGTTCCAACTCCTCGCACCGTGCTTCCATTACCTTGATTTTTTCCTCCGCTTCCCCGCGTGACCTTTCGTGGTAATCGATGTTGGCATCCATCTGGATCAACTTCGATATACGCTGTTCCGATCCCATCAGCGTCCATTCTTCATACGTCATCATTGGTTACTCTCCTTCCGCCATTCACTTTTGGTAATATGCCTTACACGCCCCTGTAAATTGATCAATCTCCCACTCATCCACCCGGTACTGAAAAGTAAGAGGAATCCTATTTGGAACTGATGACATAGGATCATACCGGGATTCCGTTTCACTCTCAGCCTGCACCTGTATCACGTATACACCATCGGGAAGATTGAGCACACGTCCGGCTGCTGGTCCATCTATCAATTTCACTTTCATATGAAGTCTCCTTTCGTTATCTATTATACGATCCTTACCCCGCAATCAACTTCCGATTCAACAACCGTCCAAACGCCCCGAATGACGTTAGTGACTGGTATGCTTCATCCAGTGCTTTCATTACTTTGAGAATGTCCACCATCTGTCCTGGTGCACATAAATCTTGCACAATGCTAACGACTGAGGTATCTAATAGAATCATCACCAAATTGGACTTCCATTCCCAATACCGCTTTTCAGCTTTCTTCCGCTGTCGCTTATTCATCCTCCACCTCCGTCTTTGCATCGTACACGCCCATGCGTTCTGAACGGCGCACACGTTCCAGGTCATCAGCAACCAACCACTGGAATTCCTCTGCGTATTTCTTGTTCTGGAATTCCACTACGTAGTACCACCGGGGAAGTTGGTGCTTACGCAGGGCTTCGTTCTCTGTGGTCAGCTTGTCAATATCCCGTCCGTATTGCAAAGCCATGGCTCTCCACGAATCCCGTTCCTCCGTCGCCGCTTTCCATTCAGGGGAAGAATGATAAACAACCTGCCCCTCATTCGTGTGCAACCGACGGCACTCTGCTTCCAATTCCTCAATCCTCCGTTCCCGTCGCAGAACCATCTGACTCCAAGCGGCACGGGAGCGATTCACTTTTCGACTACGCTTTTTCATACCCTGATCCTCCTTGACCCGGTGTACTTGCCTTGGTCCAATTGACGTGCCACAATATCCGCCATGTCGTACACAGCGTCTGCGTTGCCCTTTAGCCCGCTGATGCGAACCTTTACTTTTCCCGCCCTTTTGTAATCGCCGTTGCCACGCTTCACCCCCTCAAAGATCCCCACGCTAAACGTCTTGTATGGAGATGGGTTCCAGTCCGGATCGTGCTGTCCTTTCCACAAGTGTCTTGTCTTCTCAATCATATTGTTCTCTCCACGTGTTCCCCGTCGTCAATCGCGTGGATTGGACGGTCTTTGTTTATACCCTCTTCAAACTCCAACAAAGCCAGATTAGCAACATCAACCAGGTGTTCCCTGTTGCCGTCCACCCGGTACTGGGCCAACCGCTTCACAATGCTTATTGTACGATCCCACTGGGGCTTTCCCTTGCCGTGAAGCCGCCCATATCGGAATGCCCCCATGATCAACCGATTCCTCATCAGACGTTCAAACTCCGGTGACCACTCCGTGTCACCCAGCGTCTGGGGAACCGCGTGGGATTCCTCCAACACCAATTCGTCCTGTGGCCACCGGGACTTCCACGCTGCATCAATGAATGGGTAGTGCTTGTTAAGCATGATCGGGAAATTCCTCCACCACGTTGATGTCATGGACGATCACGGGCCAGTATTTGCGGAAGTAGGCCAACACCTGAAGCATGACTTCCCGAATCTGGGGATGAGCAGTCCTGGCTGTGCGAAGTTTCAGAATATGTCGCCATTCACGAAAGTTCGCATACATTGCGATCTGTGTCTTCAAGCAGGTGGGAAGGACTGACCGTGCGATCTGGGGCTTGACTCCATTCTCGAGCATGCCCAAGTAATGGTGTTCTGCTGTTTCCATTGACGTCTTCCATCCATGTGACAAAATGCCATCCAACCCTGGAGGTTGCACAACCGTAATCTCTCCCCCGAACTTGTCCTTGCCGTAATTACAGTACCGTGTCGATTCCTGCACGTAACTCGCCAACCGGTGACGTACCATCTCGTGGGATACCCCCCGGTCAACGACGAACAGGAACCCCACGGAAGCGAACTCCAGGGGAGCTTCGTGTTCCATGTGTGACTTAATAAATTCCTCCGTTGTCTCTCCCGGCTTAGGAGTAGACTGGTATGCCACCCGGTACGCCTTCTCAATCACGGCCAATGCATAGTCTGGGTGGCTCATCACTTCAACGGACATTTGTACGATTTTCATGGACAATCCTTTCCTTTAGAATTCGCAGACTTGTGTTGACGAACAACTTATACGCTGGCAATTACTCAAATCAGTTGGTCCGAATAGACAAGCTGAGCAAGTGTAGACCTGCTCAACAATACGTTCGTACTTGATCATCACATGTTCCGGGTAGATACGTCGAATTGAATCTCTAAACCAAGTAAGAGATTCCGGACACTCCCAATCCATTGTAAATACATGAAACTTGACAGCTGGAACCAAGTACATATCCATATTTGCAGACTTTGCTCTCCAATAGACATCCCTCCGGACTAGGAACACTTTCACTTTCACATTTTCCATCATCTTTCTACCTCCTCAATGCGTATCGCAAATGCTTCTGGTTGTCTCTTGTGCACCTCTCTGTATATTCTACGTTTGGCAACGGAATTGGACCATTCAACAAAAGCTACTTGGATGTGTCCATCGACTTTGTCAATCTTTCCATTCCTTCCAACTATCCAAACTGTATATGACAACGTAATCATATCTCATCCAGCCTTCAACTTTATTTGGAGCAACCGTCCAAACGCCCCGGACGCTGCGTCAACTTGGTCTTTGAACTGACCAACCGGGAACCACTGCAGCTCCTCAATAAATGACATGTTCCAGTTTCCCTGCCAAAGACACACATTGCCGGCGTTTACTTGGACAGAGAATGGATCCGCCCGCGTGGCCTTATCTCCAACAGGTCGATCAGCATATGCTCTGAATCCTACCAAGTTCTTAATCGTCTGCCTCGCTGAATCAAGTCCTCCGGATCCAGGTTCCTGCTCAATCCAAACTTCAACGGAAGGTCCATCCAAGTTTGCGACCATCCTGATCATATCCTCCCGCTTATCTGTCGCCCACTGCCCACGAACAACGTCCCGAATGACAAACTTCGTTCCAAGCACCAATGCCATGCGAACGCCCACGGTGAAACAGGCATTTGGATTTTTCATCTGGTCCGTCCCTGCCTTATCCCAGTATCTGACTTCTCTTACGATTTTATCGGGATACACCGTGATAATCCGAGACAGAAATTCCTCGACCTTGAACATTCCACCCTGCATCGGTATCGGCCACTGGTCGTATTGACAAGCGTAGGAATATTGGCCATTCCCTTTCGCCTCATCCAATACCCCTTTGTCCATGCGGATAGGGTCCAACAAACCATCTATATAGTTGAGCCTCAACTCAACAGGAGCAACATGTTCTGATAGTTCTGCCGGTAAACAAATGTGATATATTGGTTTACCAGCTTTTTTCTTCTCCAACCATTTTCCACTTGGATCGTCCTGCGCCAACCGCTGCATGATCAATATCGTTGGAGTTGACCGTTTATCAACTTTCCTTGTTGGTAAGGTTTCCTCCATCCAATGGTTGGCAGCCTTCAACTCAGGCTTACTGATTGCACGGTTAGGATCAAGTGGATCATCAATTATGATCAAGTGTCCATGAAATCCTGTGATTGCACCACCAGTACTTGTTGCATACCTCCAACCACCAGCACTCAACTTGAAGTATTGCTTTGCAGATTGGTCAGCACGTATATCAACATATGATCCATACCACCGTTGATACTTCTCGCTTTGGATCACATCCCGGGACTTCATACTCAAGTCGAGTGACAAGCTAAACGAATAGCTTCCACATATGGCCTGGAATGTTGGATCACGTGCGAAACACCACGCTGGAAGCATCACACTGAAGATAGTTGACTTGCTGGATCCTGGAGGCACGTTGATCAGCAAGTCGTGCTTCTTCGGTCTTCTATCTATAGATAATAAGGCAACCTCCTGCGCCACCCTACAAAGTACCTCCATGTGCCAGTTCCAGATAAGTGGCTCCTGGCAGATGGTTTCCCAGAACTCCTTCACAAATACCGGGAAGCTATCCCGTGCTATGCTGGCCTTGACTCTCTCTATTGCCTCCTCTATGCCTTCTGCCCCTCCCATCTTTATCGAAAGTGGGGGCAATTTCTTCTTTTCAACAACCTTTTTTTCCTCGGATTGACGGATTTGCTTGTTTCTTTTTAGTTTCACTAAAAAGGACGATAATCCCTTGACCTTGACCCCTCCCAAACTCACCCCCTTCTCTGTGGCCCTTACCTTCTCCCGATATATCCCGGAGGAGCGGGCCCTGCCCCTTTTCTTCTTTGGTTCTGCTTGTCGGTCCTTCATTCCTCAAATCCTTCCTGGTCGGAGAAGTCTTCTTCGGCACTTGTTTCAACTTCCTCTTCAGGCTCATCATACTTCTCGCCGCGAATCAACTGCATGCCGTACTCGTTGTCCAATACGACGGGGGTGACGCCTTCCTTCAACACGGGAGTGTTCCGGGCGAAAGGTGCGTAGTTGACCAAGTGGTGCCAACGATTGAACCGCCAGACGACTTTGACGACGTCCGGGTGTTGATCTGCTAGGGATTGAGCAAAAGCCAGCCGATGGTCCCCTCCGTTGTAGACGTTGTCCGTGTTCCCGCCCTTCATCGCATGTCCCTTGGAACCCGCTGTATCCCCCTTTTTCATCATTAAGGCGTGGAAAAGCAAGGTGCAATACCCATCCTTGAGAAGCCTGATGGAAAGGTCGGTATCCTCGTTGTACCGTCCTCTCCAACGATGGGGAAGTGAGGTATCGAGGAGGATGCAGGAGTACACGCGACTGTTCCAAAGCACTGGATCTATCTTTGAATGCCCGACAGCGCAGAACCCGATATGATGCGGACCAGCCATAGCGACATTCTGGTACCGATCGACAAAGTCCTCCATCGCGTGAAAGAACCCTCCCCCTTCCACCATCAAACGACGGGTATGATTGGCACGGTACCAATTTTGAATATTGTCATCAACAGTCCAATGCCTCTTGCACTTCTTTTCCTTCGCCCACTCCCAGATATAGTTACGAGCCGGGATGGATCCTTTCCCTAAATCGTGGAAGGGCATCTTGACGACATGCTCGGATCCAACATGCTCGCAGTACTTCTTGTATTCGTTATCTTCGACGAAGAACCGATAGTTGACACCCATCTTGTCTAAGCACTTCCCCGTTGTTTGACAATCAGCACGTCCCTTGCTCGGGATGCAGATTGGATACCGACTATCCGTCTTTGGTCCAGTATACCGATATTCTCCAGGCTTCAGCCGCTGCTGAGTTGGAAACCAAATCCCAGGAGTTGCTTCATTTATCTTAATTCCGAGCTTCTTGCCGAAAGCCAACTTGTCGTCCTTGGTCATGAAGGAAACCGTCATTGTATACTGCGGGTGCAAGTCTCCATTCTCAAACCGAGGCATTCCCCACCAATACGACTTCCAATCTGGGGGAAGGTCAAACAGTTCAACCTGCTGAGATTTCTTGTGTACCTTGCGGGCAACTTGCTTTTCCAATTCGGTCTTGGTGTACTGATTCACAGCCATGTTCACTTTCCTTTCAACATTTGGTTCAATTCCCCTTTGACAGCCCGGGCAACCTTACCCCTCCAAGTGGAAGCGTTGCACAGAAACCGAACTACAATATCCCGGGCTGTATCCATGCCATACTTTTCGTCCAAAGATTCCAGACAGGACATTGCTTGGACAAAAGGCTTTGCCGTAAAGTGCATGGGTTTCCAATCCGTGGATATCTCATCTGCGATATCACTGAGGCTTCGTTTCTTCATGTTTTCAGATCTCCTTTTCAGAATATTATACGGGTGGTTCATCCTCTTTTTTCTGGGTTGGAGCGAGCGCGAGCAGAGTACCAAGAAGCTGCTGTCGTTCTTCGACTGTGAGCTGGTCAAGACGTGATTGATCAATTTCCAATTTGACACTCTGACTGTTGACTTCAGCCGAGATTCGCATTTCCTTCGGGGCTTCCAATCCGAGCAGTCCAATAATTGCTTTCTGCACGTTCAATGCCCCGGTATAGTCTCCTGTCCCGTAGGTCTTCTGCCAAAGGTGTTCCAAGCGCGTGAGCGTGCGGTGAAAATGTTCCCGGATACTCATGGCGTACAGCTCACTTAGTTCCTTTTTCGCCGTGGTGATCAACTTCCCCGTTGCCTCTGGAGGTAGGTTGTGCTTCTTTTCCATTGCCTCCACTATCTGACGAGTGGTTTTGCCCAGGATCAAACCCTGGATCACAACGTCCATCGCACTGATTGCCGTCGGTTCGGTGACCGGCTGGACACGTATAGGTTTTCCATCCCCGCGTGGCATCAGTTGACACCTCCGTGGTTATCGGACGCAACAAACGCCTTTGGATAGCTTGTGCGCACCGTCTCAACTTCTCTCTGATGTCTCTCAAGCATCTTCCTCCACTGACTGTTCTTGTTGGGATTCACCCGGTAGAATATCGCCCCGATACTACTGGCGAACCGACACGGAAACGAATTAAACTTGATCACGTTCTCTCTCCTCTTCAAAAACCCAAATGTCTCATCAACTTCCGGGCTTCATCCTGGGGCATCTCCCCCGCATCGTGGTACATACCGGACAATTCCACACGTTCTACGTCGGCACCTAACGCTGAGAGAGATTCGGCCAAGGTGTTAGCCTGCTTATCCACTGCCTGCTTTTTCCGAGGATCCGTCTCGTTATCATACATGACAAATACTTTTTTCAACTTTGAAAGCAGAATCAACTGGTCCAAAGTCCATTCAACCCCAAAAGTATGCACCGCTCCAAGACCGAGCTTCCACACATCGACGACACCTTCAACCACAACAGCCTTTCCGATAGCTTCAGCCCAATCCCAGCCATATACGATGGACTTATGATTGACTGATTCCATGTCCTTTGGAGCAGACATATACTTGTTCTTAACGGAATTCATTACTGACCTGGTTTGCCAGCTCACCCGCTCCCCCTCAAAGTGCGTGGGGATGAAAATCCGGTTGGCGAAAAGACCTCCCATGTAGTTGATAGAGGACACACAATATGTGTCCTCGAGTTCTTGGATGTTCAACCCCCTATTCATCAGATATTGTGCGTGACAAGTCTGCAGTGGGATAACTCCCCTAGGTTCTTGGTATGTTCCCTTCGCTTTTTCGACCTGTTTCCGTTGGGGTATCTCTATCTGGACCTTTTTACGTAGTAAAGACCTGACCTTAGGTTCATCCATCCCCAAAAGTCGAGCAAGCGTGGGGATTTTCTTTTGCTTCCCGCATACCCAGCAAGAACAAGCCCCCGTCTCTCTATGTACTCCCAGATGTCCCACTTTCCCGCACACTGGGCAATCGACTTCATAAAATCCCCGATTGTTCAATGTACCCCGAGACTGGAGAAGTCGTTCGAATTCAGCGATCATTCTTCAACACTCCTTTCAAGACCTCTTCCATAAACTCGGGTACAGTCTTCCCGTTATCTTCAGCTTTGTGCTTGACCTGAAGTCGAAGATGCACGGGGAAATTCTTAATCATCCAGGGCTTCCTTTCCCCTTTGGTCTCGATTGTCTTGCGAGCCATCGTCAGATCTCCTTCAACACTTGACGTATCTCCGTGTACAGTTCACCGACAGCTTCCATCGTCCATCCGAAACGGTCCATAAGGGCTGTCCGGATCTTGGCTTTTGCCTCACGCTTTCCAACTTCATTCAAATCGTCCATGATTTCAACACACACGTCCACCACCTCATTGGCGTCCCAAGAGAGAACATTTCCAATCTCTTCAAGGAAAAAACCCGAATTGGAAGTCTCTTGGATGACTTCAACAAACTCGACTGGATCCCGATACTGGACCTTCACTTCCCGTTGACAGTAAATATGGAACGAATTCCGAAGGACCAGCACGGCAAACGTCGTGAATTTGGATTTCAAGGGATTCCACTTATTATACTTCTGGACGATAATTTGGCGTCCAAATGAATACAAATCCTCCGCCGGGTGCCCATACTTGAATGCGAACTTGTGGGCAACATCCCAGATCAGCTTATCGTTATCGATGAGGATTTGTTCCATATCTGCTCTCATTTTCATACTCCTAGTCCTTGTTATCGTTCAACCCTTGATTGTAGATCCAAACCGTTCTGAAAAGCTAATGTTTTTATTCAGTTGCCGAACCTGATCAGCATCGTAAGCCTTGCGCAGAGCGATGTTGCTTACACGCAGCTTCACGGACACGTGGTCTTCAGCGTCCGGATACTCCCACCCGTCCGCAATCATCCGGTTCAGCAGGTCAAGTGCTTGTTGGATTTTGGGGTTCATGACATTCTCCTCACTTTTCCAAAGTCACTGATTCACCAACCTTAAGGTTTTGAACAGACGCAAAGGCAACCGGGGAGGATACCTTGGAAATCCCAAACCGTGTGATGAGCATGTACCGATTACCGTTCTTGCGGTCTACTGCTTGCGCATACAAATTTAAAAATATCGGATAACTCTCGTTCGTACTCAGAGCCAACCGCTCGTCCAACTTGTCCCCGTTCTGCCAGTACCCAATATCTGACTTTGCTATGTATATCTCTTCGGTTTTGCGTGTTACTGTGATTTTCATATTCCTGTCCTCTCCCCCGGTATTTCCCGCCGGGGATCGGGGTGTTGGTGGTTATACTCGGATACTGGTTTCCGGATCTTGGCATTCCCACGTTCCAGCAACTTCGTATAAGTACATATCGATGTGTTCCCAAGTCCTAGCTGCATTGAGCTTTGCAACACTACGTCCGTAAGCGTCGGCTAACTGGTTTCCCTGTACTGCTTTATCTTCCGCTTTAATCCAAGTTTCCACCATTTGGTCTAGCTTTGTCATCTCAGTCTCTCCTTTATTTTGGTTGGTTGTAGGTGGTGCTTCCACCCTGATACTAACAATATACAACCAGTTTAACTAGATTACTAGTGTAAACCATAAATATTTTTCAACTTTCCTTCAAATTTATCCAATCCGACCGTATAATAACCAGACTCATGACATGGACTGAACGATAACTGAAAGGCAAACGAACATGGCTTCCGAACGAACAGCTACACTGAACCAAGTGTCCCGCGGGGCTGTCTATTCCGATCTGGTGTATCCTTACGACCCGGCACTTGTTTCCTGGGTCAAAACGACATTCAGTTCCAGAACCTTCAACTGGGATACCCGAACCTGGACCGTTATTATCACCCGTTCCCAACTCGCTGAACTGGAAACCAAAGGGTTCAAAATCCATCCAGATTTGATCCAGGCATTAACGCCGGCTAAGTCTTCGAAGTTTGACAGTTCCAAACTTTCCTTCTGGGATCAGCTTTTCCCGTACCAACAAGTTGGAATCAAAAGATTGCAGGAACTGAATGGACGAGCACTTCTCGCCGACGACATGGGACTGGGCAAAACCGTCCAAACGATCGGATGGTTAACTGCTAACCAACATATCCGGCCAGCTTTGATCATCTGCCCTGCGTCCTTAAAGGAAGTCTGGCGAAAGGAACTCCGAGACTGGTCCCATTCAGACTGCTTGGTCCACACCGGAGCTGAACCTAAAAAGGATCCACTTTCAATCGACACCTTCAGAGCTGCCCGGATCCACGTGGTGAACTACGATATCATTTCCACTCGGATCACTCTATTCAAATCCCTGGGTGTAAGAGCTGTCATCCTGGACGAAGCCCACGGAATCAAGAACGGCAAGACTAAACGAACGAAAGCCGTACAGAAAATCTGTGATGGCGTTCAGCATATCATCTCGATTTCAGGAACACCATTGGTCAATCGTCCTATTGAGCTTTTCAATGCTATCAACCTGATCGCACCTTCTCAATTCCCATCATATTACCAATTCGGCCTGAAGTACTGCGACCCGGAACCGAACCGCTGGTCGGGTGGCATGGACTTTAAAGGGGCATCCAATCAAGCCGAACTGCACAAACTGCTAAACGATACGATCATGATCCGCAGGCGTAAAGTTGACGTCCTGTCTGTACTTCCTCCAAAGATCCGTTCTTCAGTTCCCCTTCTCTTGAACAACTGGACGGAATATCGAGAAGTGCAAGATCAAGCACTCCAGCGTCTGGCAGATGGGACAATGAAACGACTTGACCAACTTTCTCAAATTGAAGCACTGAAGCAAGCGGCGATCAAAGGAAAAATGGATTCCTTGATTGTTTGGGTTCGGGACTTCTTGGAAGCTGATGGAAAGTTGGTTCTTTTCACTACACACCACGACACGGTTGATAAACTAAAAGAAGCCTTTCCAGACGTATCTGTCATAGTTGATGGACGGACAAGCCAGGAACAACGGACCAACCGGGTACAGGCCTTTCAAAACGATTCTTCCATACGTCTGTTTATTGGTAATGTCAAAGCAGCCGGAGTGGGAATCACTCTCACGGCAGCCTCATCCGTGGCATTTGCCGAACTGCCGTGGACACCTGGCGAGCTTACTCAAGCCGAGGACCGCTGCCACCGTATCGGTCAACATGATACGGTAAATATTTATTACCTGCTGGCGAAATCTACGATCGACGAAGTGATTGCAAAAGTACTCGCACGAAAAGCGAAAGTATTGGAACAGATCCTGGACGGGAAGGATATCCATTCGGAAGAAACGATCCTTGATGAAGTACTTCAGGGACTTATCGAAAAGTAAGGGCTTACTGGACTTTTCGTTCGAGTATACCCAAAAACGTATACAGATATGGGGTACATCGGGTATCCCGTAAAATAGGTGGGCTTGCCACTTACTTTTTAACGAGAAAGACTTATTCGAAGTAAACGATAAGTCGGCAGACGATGGGAGTGTATACGATGTCTGATAACGAGTTAATTGATAAAATGATTGAACGTGGTTTTTTGGTGTTGAAAAAGGGGGTATTAGTAGTCGGAGAGAAATTAAGTACATACTATTCGGAAATTAAAATAAATTCTTCCAATACAAGACACCCACCCCCAAAATTAACTCCACCCCATACCCCCATAATTAATCCCCTACCCCTTAATAAAAAGCCCCCTATCCCCGCCCCTTATAAAAACCCCCGCCCGAATGAATTGAGGAATCAAGTAAGTTTTTTAGAGCAGGAAGAACCTGACAACACTGCTCGTATCAAATGGATCATTGAGCGGTGGAACGAGGTTTCCAAACAACTGGGACTGGTTAAAATCATAAAGCTCAACACGTGGCGTCAACAAAAGCTCAACACGCGGCTGGCATCATACCCCAACAAACGGGAATGGATTGAATTGTTTGAAGCGATAAGGGAATCGAAGGAATTGGTTGGAAAATCGTGGTTCAACTTCGATTATGTCATCCGCGGTGATGATACCTTCGAGAAAGTAAAGAACCGGGCATATGCCTGGCTTTCTGAAAAAAGTGATGGCAGACAGGGACGTCCCCTTGTAAATGAGACTGCCATGAACCGTATAATAAGTCAAACAGAAAAGCACTCATTCACGAACAATTGGAGAAAATCGAAATGACTACGTATCTCGAATCTATGGCGAAGCATGTAGGGGAGCGGATGAAAATATCCGGAATCCCTCCACGGTATCTCGGGGCGGAGATGTCCCATTTTCCAGAAAATCTACGTGCTACCGTGGCCAAAATTCTATTGACAGTACCTATCCCAGGTGCTTATATAGTCGGGGACGTAGGAACTGGAAAAACGCATCTATCCTGTGCTTTTTGTCGTGAGCTTCTTTTGAGAGGAATTGGAACTATCTGGACTAATACTACTGAAATGGTAGCCTCGGTCAAGGAATCCCAGCACCACCGGGAAGACCGCATCCATGGACTACTGACAGTCCGACATTTGATTCTTGATGATTTTGGAATGGAAGGGCGCAGCCCCTGGGAAGCCGAGATCATGTACCGGGTGATCAACGGAAGGTATAATGCCGGAAAAGCAACAAGTTGCACGTCGAATCTCTCTCCGGCAGGATCCGACTGTCGAATTACTCGTCGCCTGATGGATGGTGCAATTCTAATCGAATTGAAAGCATAAAATATGATTAGCCGAAAACCAATGGACCTATCCGGAAGGATGGACCGACAGATTGTCACAGCGATGATATTGGAAGAAAAGTTTCTGCGGGAACTCCGAGACCAGTATCGAGCTGAGTATCTCCATTCTGAATTTGCCGTCCATGTTGCTAATTGGTGTATCGAGTACTATGACCAATACTCCGATGCTCCTGGTGAGGCAATACGTACTCGATACGAACGGGCTTGCCGGGAAGGTGAATTCAACAGTGAAATCCTTTCACTGATTGAACAATTCCTAACCAAGCTGGACAATGCAAATGATGCTGAGAACCCCCGTTGGAATATTGACTTTTTAGTTGATGAAACCATTCGGTATTGGAAAAAGCGACAGATCGAACTACTCGGCGAAACCCTTCGATCGTCTCTTTATGCTGGTGGTGCCGAGCAAGCTGAGGAAATGATAAAAGGTTGGACCCCGGTCGAACGAACAAGGACAGGGGGATTCAATCCACTATGTGACATGGAAAAAGTTCGGGCATCCCTCGAAGAGAATATTGACCCTTTGTTAACGTTCCCTGGATCCCTAGGTGAATTGCTAAATCGTTACATGGTTCGGGATTCACTTATTGGATTGCTCGGTCCGGAAAAGCGTGGAAAGACATATTGGGGAACAATCCTGATTCAGCGGGGTTGCTTATCCCGTGTGAATGTAGCGTGGTTCCAAGTCGGGGATATGTCCGAATCCCAAACCCTTCGCCGGCTATATTCACTGTTGACAGGGAAGCACACTTCAGTAGATGAATATGAATATAATCGATGTACGCTTGACTGTTTGCACTGCCAATTAGGGGAAACCCCGAATGAGCATTGTCCGACCAATAATCCTCAGATCCTTCCCGATGCTGATGCTGTTCCAATGCCTCCAGAAGATATCCCGGAAGGGTATAAGCCTTGTACACGTTGTAAGGGGAAAGGTTCTGACTACGTTCCGGCTTGGTTGTATCGAAAGGTCCAGATTAAAAAGGCGACAATGTCCGATTGTCAACGGGCAGCCAAATTGATCCTTGGCCGGATGAAAGGACGAGACTTCAAATTATCAGTACATCCGAATACCAGCATCAACGTCCGGGGGATTCGGTCCATTCTCGAAAACTGGAAAGACCGGGATGGATTCGTGCCGGATGTAGTGGTGATTGACTATGCTGATATCCTTGCTCCTGAGAATCCTAAGAGTGACCCACGGCAACAGGAGAACGAACGGTGGGCGGCACTCCGACAGCTTTCTCAACGGTACCATTGTTTGGTTTGTGTTCCTACTCAAGCGAACCGCGATTCATATGATCTCCGAACGATCACTGCAAAGAACAGCTCAGAAGACAAACGGAAGTTGTCCCACTGTGTCGGGATGCTTGGGCTTCACCAAACCAAACAGGAAAAGAAGGAACAAAAGATGCGAATCAGTTGGGTTCTCCACCGAGAAACTGAATTCACCGTCTTCGATCAAGTTGGAGTGACAATGGACCTACCCCGGGGAAGGATCGCAACGGACAGTTGGTGGTGTAAGTGGGAACGGGATATTGAAAGAACCGAAGAAGATATGGAACTAACTGACTGATAATCAACCATTTACTATGTTTCGATAACTCAACCGTATACTATGGTGAAGGTCAATACCGGATCAACCGGATAGAAACAAGAACAGAAAGCAAGGAGAGATGAAAATGGGAACCCCCAAGACAGCACCGAAAGCCAGTTCCCTGGTAAAGTATCCCGAAGCCCAGAACTGCACGGCGTCAGATGTGAAGAAGATCCAGGCCGAGTACAATGCGCTCAAGGCTCTGGAAGAACCCAATGAAGCCCAGGTCGAACGCAAGAACATGCTCCTGGCTCTGGGACGTAAGGCGAACGCAATTGCCAAGGCACGCAAGGCAGCCGAGGAGAAGGAAGCTGGCGAAGGGGAAGACGATGCTAAAGACACCCCGACAGTTGACATGGCCGCTCTTGCCGTTGAGATGAACGAAGTGATGAATCTCACCCCTCCCATCGATGTGGAAGACACTGATGCCTTGGAAGCAACCATTCGGCAGGAAGCGAAGGAAATCCGCGAGGATGACTTCGAGGTTATCGAAGGCAAGGCTAGCTTCACGCGGAAAGCCAAGGACGCCTTTGTTGCCCTGGGCATCAAGCTTCCCCTGGAGAAAGAAATCCCCCCGAAGACCAAAAAGGTTTCCAAGAAGGTCCAACCCCCGGCACCGCCTGCTGAGGAAGAGGAAGAAAAGAATGAGGAAGCTGCTGAAGAGACTTCCGAGGAACCGGCCGAGCCCAAGGAAAAGAAGCCGAAGTCCAAGATCAACCGCAATTCCAAGTACGGCCGTTTTGATGCCGCGGTCGATGCCATCCGGGCCACCAAGTCCCGTGATCTGAACGTAGTCTTCCCGAAGGCAGATGAGCTGTACGTTGCCAACGGTGGTAACTCCTCTGTCAGCACTGCACGTCTCGAAACCTATCGGGTGCTCGCAGCCTTGGAAAAGTGGGGCGTGTGATCTAATCTGAGAATTCATCAACCGTCCGTATAATAGGGGTGCACCTTATCTCAGGGGTGTACCCCTTACTTTTAACCAACAAAAAGAGGAGTGTGAAGAATGAAAATCAGTCGAGACCTATTCGTGAATTGCTTGGAAGTGACTGTCGCAGGATTGGCCAAAAATGAAATCCAGGCTTCGTCCCAATCCTTCATTTTCAACAACGGGCAGATCCGCACTTGTAGTGATTCGATCAGTATCTCCCACCCGCTTCCCAAAGAACTGTCCAAACTTAACGGAGCTGTCCGAGCCGATGAGCTTCTCGGGGTTCTTAGGAAGACGAAAGCTGATGAAATTGATGTCACGATCGAAGAAGTGGAATTGACCGTCACCACCCCGAAGTTGAAAGTCTGGGTCAAGATGGAAGCCGATGTCGATCCGGATTCCTTCCCAGTCGTTTTGCCCGAAAAGTGGCTCACCGTCCCAGAAGGGCTATGGGATGCCTGTTCCTTCTGTCAACACACTTGTCGGAAAGGGACCGACAAGCCGCATCTGACAAACGTCCTGGTCAGGGGGAATCATGTTTACAGTTCGGACAATCTGCGGTTGACCTCCATGGTATTCAGCAAGCCCTGCAGCAAGCACGACATTCTCGTACCGGCTGTAATCGTGTCCCAAATCGCACAGGTACGATACACCAAAATTGCCATGACGGAAGGTTGGGGGCACGTAAAAGACGAGGAAACCGGGACAGTATTCAGCTTCCGTCGCATGGAAGTTGAGTACAAGGACATCGAACCGTTCTTCGAGATGGAAGGTGTCGGCATCAGCTTCCCTCCGGATATCGTCAATGCCGTGGCCAGGGCCGAGAACGTGATCGATAAAGGTTCCCCCCTTCCTGAAGTCACGATTCAAATCAAGAGTGGAATCCTTTACGTTAGTGCGTCCGGTCCGTACGCCCGGATCAAGGAACGGTTCAAAATGCCGGCGGCTTCCCAGGATCTTCAGTTCATGATCAATCCGGAATTCCTCAAGGATTTAATTACCCGTGTGGGGTTGAACGGATTCAAGGTTTCGGACAAGTTCCTGTACGGTGGAGGGAATGGAGTGCGGGCGGTTACTGGTCTGATCCTGTGTCCTGATGTGGAGGAATAACCAATGGGGTTCTTTACGGAAGACGAATTGACAATAGGGGGGTCGTTGCAGTGCTCGTCCTGCGGTTTGGACAAGTGTTGTACCGGCCCCCACCTCTCTGTCCTCCAAGAGTACAGACAGACAGACATCCTGATCATTCTTCCAAGGCCGACAAAGGAGAATGATAAAAACAGAAATACTCCTTGGTTGTCAGACCAATTGCTCCAAGTATTTGGAGGGGAATATGAAGCTGCTGTCGAGTTTGCTGTGGCTTGCTACAGTCCAATAAAGGATAAGGGAATATCTGAATGCCGCTCCAGGCTTTGGAAAACGATCAAGGCCTGCAAGCCCAAATTGATCTTTTGTTGCGGGGAAGAATCGTTGAAGGCTTTGTACGAGCAGAGGATTCACTTGGGGGAAGGTCTCACTTTGGAACAAGTCCGGGGCTTCGTAATTCCGGATCCTGACTTCAGGTGCTGGGTTGCTCCTGTCTACACCCCTGAATACGTTGAGAAGATGTCTTGGGATAAAGTGGTATCGGTAATTTGGCGACAGGACATTAAAAATGCGCGTGATAGCATCGGGAAATCCCTTCCTGACTACCCTCCCCCACTAGAAAGTATCCGTCTGGTGACAAATAAAGAAAAAATAGGGGCTTTCCTTGATGAAATCCAAAAACGAAAAGCCACGATTGCCTTCGACTATGAGACGACAGGACTGAAGCCCCATCGGGAGAAACACCATATCCGGACAGTGGCCGTGGCTGTATCCCCGAAGCTGGCATATGCTTTTCCTCTGGATGGAATAGAAGCTGATTGGTTGAAAATCCTCTGGAATACGAAAATTCGAAAGATCGCTCACAATCTTCAGTTTGAGGATACCTGGGGGCATACCGTTGGAAATGCCCAAACTGTCGGTTGGTGGTGTGATACCCGGTTGGTCGCCCACTTGCTAGACGGAAGACGGAAGGCGACAAGCCTGAAGTTTCAAGCATTCATTCGTCTTGGCCAATTGACCTATACGGAGGAAGTAGGAAGGTTTCTCAAGGCGTCAGGAATAGAGGAATCGAAATACGGGGAGAATGCATACAATAAGGTGGACCAAGCTCCATTGCCACAACTGCTCAAGTACAATGCAATGGATGCTTTATTGACGTTCAGACTGTACGCAGAATTCAAGAAGATGGGAGTGATACCGGAATGATCCCATTTAAACCCGAAGCATATCATTTACTCCACAAGGGGAGTATCGCACTATCCCGAGCAACGTGGAGGGGGATTTCAGTTAATGTTGAATATTGTCAAAAACAAAGGATCGAGATTGGAACTAAAATCAAATGGATTGAATCGAATGCTTGGAAACAGGAGGGTGGGGATTGGTGGATAAAAAAGTATGGAAAAGATGCTTCACTTGGAAACACCAACCAAGTCAGAGAAGTTTTATTCGACCATTTGAAAATTAACGAATCCGATCTGGAAGGGAATGAAGAGGACTTCGAATCTGAATCCCAAGCAGGTACAGCAGATAAAGCGGCTTTGTCTAAACACAAACTTCCTCTTGCAAAGTCAGTGCTCGAATATCGTAGATGGTGGAAAGCGATTGATGTACTGGAGCAAATCCTGCGGGAAACCGTGGACGGATACTTGCACTGCTGGTTTCATCTGCACGGTGTAACGACATACCGTTCGAGTTCGAGTGGACCTAACTTTCAAAACTTCCCAAACCGTGATCCAGAGATTGCTAAAATCATTCGTATGGCTTTTCGTGCTCCTCCCGGGTGGGTGTTTGTCGAAGCTGACTATGCTGCCATCGAGGTTCGTATTGCGGCTTGTTACCACTGCGATCCAACAATGCTCAAGTACCTGATTGATGACCTGGACATGCACGGGGACATGGCATTGGAAATCTATGGACTGTCGAAGGAAGAATACAACGCCTGCCTCCCCAAACCAAAGGCTGTACGACACGCTTCGAAAAACAAGTTTGTATTCCCAGCCTTTTATGGCTCATACTGGGCAAAGATCGCACCTAGTCTTTGGAATGCGATGCTGGAAGGTAAATTCACCTTAGGGGACGGCACCCCATTTACGACACATCTGAAACGAAAGTTGAAAATCAGGGAACTGGGATCACTGAAAAAGGATGAGAACAGTAGATTTGGAAAACCCCAGCCTGGTACTTTCCTTCATCACATCTCGAAAGTTGAAGACCACTTTTGGCACAAGCGGTTCCCTGTATATGCCGACTGGAAAAAGAAGTGGTTTGAAGCATATCAAAGGCAGGGGTTCTTTTGTAGCAAGACCGGATTCAAGCACACAGGTATCTTTAAACGGAATGACGTTATCAACTATCCAATCCAAGGTGATGCTTTTCACTGTCTATTGAGATCATTCTACCGGATGGATGAAGAACTCCAGAAACGACCAAAGATGCAATCGCATCTAGTTGGTCAGATACATGATTCGAAACTGGCACTCGTTCCGATTGGAGAACTTGACGAATACTTGAAATTGTGCAACCATATCATGACCACGGAATTGATGGAAGCTTGGAAATGGATCAATGTACCGATCAAGATCGAAGCTGAAGTCACTCCTCCCGGAGGTTGTTGGTATGAGAAAAAGGAAATCGCAATTCCAACCGTATAATAAGTTGTAACAAAAACACAGTATAAGGACAGGACAAACCATGGTAATCAAGTCAACAAAGAAAGTACAAAGACCTCCACCGATTCCAACCAAACGTACTGGTCCAACAGTTGTCGAAGTTCGGGAACAGATGGCAAAGGATGGAATCAAACTCTGCACACCCATTCGAGCCATTCGGGAAAAGTGCATGGACTGTTCTAGCCAGCAGAAAAAGGAAGTCCGATACTGTGTTTGTTCCTCCTGTTCAATCTGGCCCTACAGAATGGGGCACCGACCAAAGATTGAACAACTTGAAGAGTGGTATGCAATGTCACTTCGGGATGATGGGGGAGGGACGGATGAAGAAGATGTTGAGAATGAAGATGGTATCCCAGTAGTTGAAACTGGTGATGATTTGAGTGATGAAGAAACCCAGGACGACGATTTTGGATTTGAGGAGTAATAGACGAACGGTGGCCCGGATGGGACGGGCAAGGCAATGGGCTATGCTTGTTCAATCGGTGGTTCTGTTCCGCCCTTTAACCGGAATAGGTTCATTGAATCAAGTGCCGCTGGATGGAAATGCCTACTGTACCGGAAGTACAACGGTAATGAAAATGAGTGAAGCTAACCACTATACTCAGATGTCGCATACGGACTACTAGATGCAATGCCAGCAACCCCGTTCGATTCGGGGCACCGTTTACCCAATCTTAACAGTTAGGGAGTAAGACAAACATGGAACTGTACAAGAAATACAGACCGGATACTCTGGAAGGAATGGTCGGAAATACGGGGATTATCAATTCCCTTCGAAAGATGGATCTTACCAATACCCCGCATGCAATTTTGTTCTCGGGACCGCCTCGGTTCGCGATCCCGGCGGATGGACCCACGTTGTCCCGATCAATTCCCAGACCACCTGGGTCGAGGTGGTGTCATCCCCCATCATGTCCATAGAAGGGCTACCACACCCGGCAACGCCCGGAACGCCACGGAACCCCCCGCCTGAAATGACACATCGGACGGGAACAGAATCAGGCGTGACGTCTGGCAGAGACCAGACTCGCTTGCAGACCGCGAAGTTAACACGTCTGCATGACAACGTGAAAGAGCGTGACATCCGGGAGAGACCGGAGCTTGACTCTCGCCCCGCTGAAGGGCTGGCACCCGAGAACGCCGTCGGGGACAGGCGTGACATCCCGGAGAGACGGGAACCATCCACCCCAACCAAAGGAGATCCCCCCATGGCGTACCCCCCGGCACTTTCGAAGGTCATGGACAAAGTCAAGACCACTCCGCGCGTATGTAAGGAATGCGGAGGTTCATTCCTCCCCACCGGCCCCAGCCAGTCCTACTGCAACGAGGACTGTCTCAAGGCCGCCCGGGCCAAGCGCCTGGGCATTGCCCCGCCAAAGCCGATGAAAGATGTCGAGACCACCACATGCAAGCAATGCGGCGACCCGTTCGATTCGGGGCACCGTTTACCCAATCTTAACAGTTAGGGAGTAAGACAAACATGGAACTGTACAAGAAATACAGACCGGATACTCTGGAAGGAATGGTCGGAAATACGGGGATTATCAATTCCCTTCGAAAGATGGATCTTACCAATACCCCGCATGCAATTTTGTTCTCGGGACCGTCGGGCACCGGGAAAACAACACTCGCCAGAATCATCAAGAATCAAATCGGATGCGAAGAAAATGACTATATCGAGATTGATTCGGGAGACTTCCGCGGCATTGATACAGTTCGGGAAATCCGGAAGCAGATGGTGTATTCCCCTTCCCAAGGTAAAGTCCGAATGTGGGTCATGGATGAAGTCCATCAACTGTCAAACGATGCCATGAGCGCAATGCTCAAGGCTCTGGAAGACACACCAAAGCACGTTTACTTCGTTCTTTGCACCACCCACCCAGATAAACTCCTCAAGGCAATCCGTACTCGCTGCATGTCTTTCGAAACCCAACTTCTGTCTCCTGAAGAAATTGGCAAAGGATTGCTGATTCCCGTGTGCAAAGCCGAGGGGATCAAACCCCCACTGGACGTACTGAAGATCATCAGCAGGGATTGTATGGGATCCGCCCGAACTGCTCTTGTCATCCTCGACAAAATACGTGGATTACCACCTGAACAAATGGCTGAGATGGCAACCCAGCTTGCCACCTCGGAATCGAAAGTCAATGGACTTTGCCAAGCGCTACTCAAGGGGAAAGACTGGAAAACAGTATCGGTGATTCTAAAAGGAATCGAGGAAGAACCCGAAGGCGTCCGAAGATGCGTCCTTGGGTATATGAATGCTGTTTTGATTAACTCCGGGATGTCTAAGGCATATGATATCATGTGTCAATTCGAAAAGAACTACTATGACCTTGGACGTGCCGGTTTGACAATGTCTTGTTTCGAATGCGTCAATAGTAAGTAAAGGAGGTGTCGAATGAACTATCAGGAATTGATGAAGATCGATCCGGATCAGCTGGAAGGACAGTGGCTTTCAGCTCCTGGTCGGTACATGGAAGTGGTCGAACACGCCGTGCAGGCTCGGATCGACTGTGAGAAAGCCAAGGACTGTCTTGAGACGATCAAGGCTGACATGGACAGAGAGATTCGTATTAACCCTGATAAGTATGGAATTGGAAAAGTGACCGAGTCTTCAATCTCATCTGCAATCCAACTGTGTGATTCGGTCAAAGAAGCCCAAGACGAGTATATGGAAACCCGCCGTATAATGCTTCTGACGGATGGGGCAGTAAATGCGATGGAACACCGGAAGAAAGCACTTGATGCAATCACACAGTTGACGTTGGCTGGTTGGAGGACTGGAGCGCAAAAAGCCGAACAATCGATGCCTCCATTCAATACAACAAGAGTTGAAAAACAAGCACATGGACAAGTGACACGCCGCAGAAGGGATTAAGTATGGATGCCGTGATTATCATTCTTGCGGCAGTGAGCTTTCCGTTCTGGTCTTATTTGATAGTCCGGCTTTCCACTGCCGCATATTTCAAAAGTCGAGAGTGGTACGAGAAACACCGTACCGAAACAGAAACCAGGAGGTAATGACAATGCCCAGAAACGAAACGAAGAAACGTGGTATCAACCGGGAGCATGTCCGGAATACTGCAAAGAATGCACAGAAGGGTGGAAGCTCAATTGTGCGAACCCCGGACGGTGTAAGCCGCTGGATGCCTGAAAAGAAGGATACGTATTTCCTTCGGTTCATCCCGTACACCGTGACACTCCCAAACCATCCGGATGGTGTTGAAGTTGGAGAAATGTGGTATCGCCGTCCCTATGCCCTGCACTTCAACGTCGGAGGATCTGATCGGCCGGCAATTTGCCTGAAGTCAATTGGCCAGAAGTGCCCGATCTGCGAAGAGGTTAAGCGACTCAGTGAGAACTATGATAACAACGAGAAAGTCATCAAGGACATCAAGGCCAAGCACAGCATGTTATATCTGTGCTTCAATCCTCGCGAGCCTGAAAAGCTGATCGTGTTCGATTGGTCGGCATTCAAGTTTTCCGACAAGCTGGAAACTGAACTGGCTGAGCTTTGTGAAGACGATCTTGATAATCTGGGCTTTGCCGATATCGAAGGCGGCAAAGTCATCAAATTCCGTGTTGGTGAAGGGACTTTTTCCGGTGGGAAATTCCTGGTCACGGACAAGGTGGACTTTGTTGATGCAAAGGCATTCACCGATCTCGAAGATGAAATTGTGGACAATGCGCCCAGCTTGGACGACATGCTGGTTGCCATGGACTACGACACCTTGAAGAAGTTGTTCCACGGTGTTGAAACGGAGGAAACAGAAGAAACGAATGGAGAGGAGGAAGAGGATGCCCCTCCACCAGTCAAGAAGAAAGCCCCCACGTCGTCCCGTCGGGCACCTCCTCCACCTCCGGTTGAAGAGGAGGAAGAGGAAACCCCGTTCGAAGAAGAGGATTCACCGGCAGAAGAAGATAAGGATTCCACTGGAGTGGATGAAGATGGAGAGGATATTGACAATCCTCCTTCACCTCCTCCCAAACGCAGAGGTGCAGATGGGAAAGCTGATGCTGGCAAGAAAGCTGGAAAGCCAGCAGCTCCGAAAGAAGAAGCTGATGATTGGGGTGGGAAAGGTGGAGACACCTGGTAATATCTGATTGACCTGTCCGGGGGCGTTGGGGTAAGAGTACCCGGCCCCCTTTTTCTTTTAGTTGGAGATTGCTAAAATGTCAACAAAGTCCAAGAAGTTCGCAGAACAGCGAAGCACTTCCTCCAAAGAAAAGTCCTCCGTTCCAGTCAAAGGATACATCCCCACTGGCTGTACTCTCCTCAATCTTGCCTGTTCCGGTAGTGAACAAGGTGGATATATGACGGGGAAAATCGTCCATGTGATCGGGGATAGTTCCAGTGGGAAGTCCTTACTGGGACTGACCACGCTGGCGGAAGCTGCGATGAATCCTAAGTTGAAACAGTACAAGCTTGAATTGGACGACGTTGAACGATCAAACGAGTTTAATGTGGAACAGATGTTCGGAACCCTATCCAAACGGTTGGTGGAAAGGAATTCAACAACTATTGAAGATTTCTATGACGCGACCTGGACAAGGATTCAAGCTGGTATCCCGTTCGTAAAGATTTTGGACAGTATGGACGCTCTAAACGGTTCCGTCGAGCTAGACAAGTTTGAGGAGGACTTGAAAGCACGTGCCGCTGGAAAGGATGTCAAGGGTTCGTATGGAATGGCCAAGGCCAAGTCAAACAGCGATGGGCTTCGTAAAATCAAATCTGGATTGAAGGACACTGAATCACTGCTGATGATAATCTCACAGACACGTGACAACATCGGGATCAGCTTTGCACCCAAGACACACAACGGGGGAAGGGCTTTGAAGTTTTACGCTTGCTATCAGTACTGGCTGGCCGTGAAGCAAACCTTGACTCGCACAATACGAGAAGTGAAGCATGAGATCGGGATCGTTGCTCGGGTAAAGATTTCCAAGAACCATGCAACCGGTTGTCATATGCAGTTTGACCTACCCATCTACTATGGGTATGGGGTTGACGACGTCCGGGCGAACATCCTCTGGCTGTGTGAGATCAAGGCGTGGAAAATGGGCGAAAAAGGTGCCCTTAAAACAGGTGGAGAATTTGGGGAAGGGCAGTGGACGGTTAACACCCTGGCCAGCCACGTAGAAAAAGAAAATCTCCAGCTACACTTGGCAAAAATCACGGGAAATGCCTGGAGAGAACTGGATGCACAATTACGACGTCCTGGACGGTACAGCCAAACGTCTGGGAACACGGAATCAGATACAGATGAAGTAGGGTTTGAAGAATGACAACTTTATTGATCGATGTATCTTTTCTCGCACATCAGGCCAAGGCTACAATTCCAAACCTTACTGCTGGAGATGTAGGAACCGGGGTGACTTTCGGAGTGCTGAATCGAATATTGTCATTGGGTAAAATATTCAGTACAAATCAGATGATCTTCTGTTTCGACTCTCCCACTTGTTCTGTCCGTGCTACAACATATTTGAAGTACAAAGGAAATCGACACAACAACAAAGAGGACCAACCACCAGAAGAACGCATGATTTGGTCTGGATTCAAGAAACAGATTGTTGAGTTACGTGAAAATGTCTTGCCCTTAATTGGGTGGAAGAATTGCTGGGTTGTTGATGGATTTGAAGCAGATGACATTATGGCCGCTTTTTCGAGACGGGCTAACACTGATAATCCAGCTGTAATAGTGACTGCTGACCAGGATCTGTTCCAATGTATTCGGGAACACGTTGCTTGCTATAACCCTTCCACGAAGATAACCACCAATGTCCCGGCACTCAAACAACGGTATGGGATTACTCCATCCCAGTGGCTTCAAATGAAAATCCTTGCCGGTTGTTCAGGGGACAATGTAGATGGGATACCGGGAGTGGCCGAGAAGACCGCTATCAAGTATATCCTGAAGGAGCTTCCAGTAACACATAAAATCTATTCTGTGATTCGAGAAGAATTGCCCAAGATCAGAGAACGGAATTTCAATCTAGTTTCCTTACCTCATCCCGAGTTTACAGGATTGCCATTTATCAAGCCCAATGAATTCAGCAAAAAAGGCTTTCGGGAAGTGTGTGAAAAGTATTGGTTGAACAGTTTCCTGAAGCCTGAAGCACTTGTAGAATGGGGGAAGTTGTTCCGGGGAGAATTCAAAGGGGGAAGTGCTCCAGAAGCAAAAATAAGCCACGGCACGGTGACAGGACGGAGGAGAAACTAATGTTGTACGTGGGTATTGATAATGGGGTGTCAGGATCTATTGCTATTCTGACGAGTAGTGGAGAAGTATTGGCGTACGCTCCCACTCCAGTGAAGAAAGACTTGAACTACACCAAGAAAAAGGCATACGTAAATCGTGTGGACGTGGGCCAACTTCGACACCTATTCGAAGAGTGGTTTCAATGCCACCCAGTAGATGAAATTCGGGTATTCTTAGAACGTCCCATGATAAACCCCGGACGGTGGATGGCATCTTGCTCCGCTATGAGGTGCCTGGAAGCCACACTGATTGCTCTAGAAAGTAAGGGGATCGGGTTGACCGGGTATATGGATTCCAAACCATGGCAAAAGGAAATGCTTCCGGCAGGATTAAGGGGGGATGAATTGAAGGAAGCGTCCCGTCAGGTGGGTTCCCGAAAGTGGCCCCACCTTGCAAAGCAGATTGCAAAGCAGAAAGATGCGGATGCCCTTCTGATCGCGGAATACGCCCGAAGGAAACAACTCTAATGCCACGACTGGACGAATTGAAAAAGGGAGATCACGTCCAGTACCAGAAGGCACACATGGTTGATGCACGTACCGGGAAAGTCCTATCCGTACAATACTCAACGGTTAAGGTGCTGGACATTGACGGACACACTGTACAGGTGTTGTGGTGGACGTCCGCATGGATTCGTAAATGGCACAAAAAGTCCAAAGCGTGGATCGTTCCAGCAAGACCGCATCCCCCGGAGATCGATTACGATGATTGACAAAATCCAACTTGTAAACTTCCAGGGACACCTGAACACCGTTCTGGAATTGGACCCCCATTTGAACGTGATCGTGGGGACGTCGGATGCCGGGAAGTCCTCCGTGATCCGGTTCGTTCAGTGGCTTGCGGAGGGACGTCCCCTGGGGGACAGGTATACCCGACACGGGGAGACGGAAGCCCGTGGTCGTATCCGGCTGACGGACGGCACGGTAATCGGACGGGTGAAGGGCAAGGACAGCCGTTACTTGTTGAACGGAGAAGAGTTCCGGGCTGTTGGCACGACCGTACCTGAACCCATCCTGAATGCCCTGAACCTCTCCCATGTCAATCTACAGGGGCAGCGCAACATTGACTTCCTGCTGGCAGATAGCCCAGGGGAAGTGGGTCGAAAGCTCAATGAGGTCGTTGGGTTGTCTGACATCGACAAGGCTTTGTCTTTCGTGGCGTCCAAGATCCGGGTGGCAGAGAATGGGGCAAAGGTCACAGAACGTGCGATACATTCTGGTACGGAAGCCCTGACGAAGCTCCACTGGGTTCCTGCCGCTGAGGGTTCCGTGGAATCCATCAATCAAGCATATAGTCAAATAAAGACGCGTAAACTGGCCAAAAACCGTTTACAGGGGGTAGCCCAGGACTTAGTATGGGTTTCGGATCGTTTAAAGGATTTTGCCCACCTACGTGGCCTGAAACGAACGCTAGACGCATCCTTGACGGGTCTGGAACAACTCCGGGAGCGATACCGACAAAGAGACAACCTTTTGGAACTGGTCACGCGGTGCCGGGGGAAGATGGAAACCATTGAGCGTATTCAAATGACACTTACTGATGCTAAGGAACAATGGAACAAACTTAAACCAGAAACCTGCCCACTGTGTGACGGAAAGGGGTCGCTATGAAATTCCTACTCGTTGGTGACATGCACCTGAGGGACGATCAACCGGACTGCCGGACAGATGATTTCCGGGAAGTCCAGCGGAGGAAGTTAGAGTGGTTGGGGCATCTCCGGTTGGAGAATAGTCCGTGTACTGTCCTTTGTGCTGGTGACGTGTTTCACAAATGGAGGACGGACGATCACTGGCTTACGGGATGGGCATTGGAGCACTTGTGGCTAATACGGAATATGTACTGTGCCCCCGGGAACCATGATCTGCCATATCACCGTATGGCAGACATTGACCGTTCTGCTTTCTGGGTTATGCTCCAAGGGGGAGTGATAAACCAGTATTGCGGCACATCATACGCCAAACAAATGGGGAATCATTGCGCCATCGAAATCTACGGGTACGGGGAAACCGAACCGTGCCAGAAAACGGAAGAACCCTACCCCACCATTCAGATCCATCACCGGATGGTCTTCCAGAAGGGCAAGCCCCCGTTCCCCGGTTGCAAGGGGATCACGAGCAAGGAACTGCTGGAACAGAACCCTCACGCGCAGTTGATCCTCACGGGGGACAACCACCAACAGTTCGTTACGTTGGTAAATGGACGAACCCTGATCAACCCCGGTTCCCTTACCCGGCAGACGTCCGATCAGCGCGACTTCGTACCTGCCGTGTACTTGGTGGAATTCCTGCCAAGTACAACACGAACGCTAAAGTGGGAACACATCCCTGTGCCTATTGAAAAAGACGTGTTCAAGGAACCCAAGGAAACCCCCAAGGCTGAAGGTTCCGCGTTCGTGGAATATCTACAGGGAAATACCGCACATCTACGTCGGTTAAACTTCAGGGAACAAATGGAACGGTTCCTAGACGCCAACCCAGTGAAAAAGGAAGTGCGGGAACTGATTATGGAGGCACTAGACCATGGGTAACTACAAACCCGAGCGTGTCGGAAATGAAATGATGTTCCGACGTGAGGGAATGTGGATCGTGATAGGGTTCTTGCGGGATTTCTCCCGTGACCAGTACTTCAGGAAAAGACAGGGCATACCACTGAGGAAGGATTTTGACAGCGATGAATATCCAAGTTGCAAAGCGATTGATGGATCTCAAGCAGAAAATCGAAAGTCTCGAACACGATCAAAGAAAAGCCGAAGCAGAGCGGGACGTTATACAAGCACAGCTCTTAAAGGAGTTCAAAGTGAAGGATCTTGCCAGTGCTGAGAAGTTGTTAGCCAAGGAGGAAGCGGGAATCAAAGAGGATGAACAAGCCTTGACCAAGCTTGTGGAAGAGATGGAGGCAAAGTATGGCCAGTCTGAATGAACGAATCGGGGAACTGTCCCAGCGGGTTCAACGGGCACGGGGCAGGATGGATTTATTGACGGAACAGCGGGAACGTGACCGATTGATAAAGCAGGGGTATGAGGAGGAAGCCGTTAGGGGGAACCTAGCACAAAGCGTGATTCAGAGGGTGGCACAGGAAACCCAGGCAACGATGGAGATACACATCAGTGAAATCGTTAGCAGAGCAATGCGGGCAGTGTGGGACGAACCCTATCACATGGACTGTAAATTTGTCCTGCGAAGAGGGAAAACAGAATGTGATCTCAACTTTACCCGTAATGGTAATTCCTTTGATCCCATTACGGAAGCTGGAGGGGGATGTGCAGATGTGGCAGCGTTCGCATTACGTGTTGCTCTGTGGTCCCTCAGTCCCACCCGTCCGGTACTATTCCTTGACGAACCATTCCGGTTTGTAAGCCGGAATCTACAGGAACGGTGTAGTGAGTTGCTTCGGGAGACGTCCCACCGGATGGGGCTTCAGATCGTAGTAGTGTCGCACGATCCCCGGTTGCAGGAATGTGCAGACAAGGCATTCACGATTGAAAAAGTGGATGGGGTAAGTGTGGTGAAATGAAGGTCTATGTATTTTGTCATTGCTGGTTTACACATGAAGGTAGACCAGAACCCGTATCCGTTCATTCCACGAAGTTGGGGGCGTACAAAGCGATGCGGAAGAAACAGTGGGAGGTATGGGAAAGGGAAGTGGGATACGGTACAAAGTATGAAACGTTGTCAGTATTGTGGGAATGTACGTCTTTTATCATTAAAGAATTCGAGGTGGAACCGTGACAGGAGACGGACTAAAACCAGATCCGGATATACAGAAGCTCCCGGTGATCTACGTTCTAAAGCTAACCCCAAATCCCCCAATTATTGAACCCAAACGAAGTCGCAGGAACAAAGGATGCAAAAGTGATTGGTGGAGAGGAGGCAAACGTAAGTGAAGGTGGGGAACCCCCGATGGGCGTCCGGGGTACTTCTCTAATCAGGGGACATGGGGAGGGATTTTTCCCGATACGATTGCTTCCCAAATGTACTTCCCTGCAAATCCGCAGAACCCTAGAACCCCCATCCAAACTAGGGTCATCCGCTGTTCCACCTTCCGTACCCGGTCATGTATGTCCACCACCGGCTTGACAATTTCCTCCATACGTACAACCCTTTCCTTCAATCCATCCCGCCCGTATAGCGTTTCCGAGTGATCCGTCCGCTCCTTGCTGCTTGCTTTGCATATTTGTTCCTGAGAACAGCGGAAGGATTGGAGATCCGATTGTACCCTTCCTAGAGTTTCTGCGTTCTTGTCCACTTTGGCCTCCAATCGCTCAAGTGCTTCTCGTATTGCTTTCACGTCGTCACCCGCCATTCCGTTACCCGCCTTCCTTCTGTTTCCTTACGTTTTCTTGCCTTATTGCCCCACTAAAATCCTACTTGGACGGTAAAACCATACCTTTACCCAGGTTGCTTATTCCGGCTTCAAAAAGGGCAGATACGGTGACCTTTATTCGTTGGGCGTCATCAGGGATTTGACTGGCTGAGCCAGAACGGTTCCCGTAGCAGCACCAACCACGGCACCGACGGGTGAACCCCCGGTGGCAACTGCCCCTGTAGTGCCCCCGACCGCAGCCCCCAGGGCATTCACAGCGGAATCCCCCAACTTATTACCACTTACGGCGGGGTTGGCCGCTGAAACATCGATGGGTTTGGCCTGATCCCCATTCAGGACTACGTTGATTACAACTGCTCCGCTGCCCTGTTGCTTTCCTTCTTTGTTCGTAGCTGAACCGGGGGTGACGTCAATAGGAAGTTGGATGGAGGGGTTGACGGCAATGGAATTGGTCTGGTACTGGCATCCGGTAAAGCAGGAAGCCAGAGCGAGGACGATCAACAGAACGATGCATCCGAGAACAAATTGATTGGGGTTCTTTTTCGTTTCAGTGCTGATGAACATGTGGCATTCTCCTTACTTAATCACTGCTGTGGGGTTGGGCTGGAAGTTCGGGCCACCGAACATCCTTAATGTGTCAAACATAAGCGGTCGTTTCCATGCGGGGGTGCTCACAATATCTGCCCCTACTCGAATTCCAGTCATGAGTGCAAAAGCCAATTTGTCGGACTGTTCCCGGTCCAATCCAGCGGGCAGTCCGTCATGGAGCAAGCGTCCCTTGTAAGCGGCATCATGCAGAATTGCCCAGTAGATCAAATCCGTCTCAAATGGGTGACCGATGACCCGCCAGAACAACCGGGGGATGCTTGCACCGTCCGTAATCATGCCTTTAGGTGCTGTCCATAAGCCTTCTCCGTATTGCACAACATCGTAATCGCGTATTAATCTCCAGTATCCGTCCCGTCCGGCTATGGGGGACAGGACGGGATTATCGGAAGCTTGAAACTGAATTATACCATTCACAATCATCAAAAAGCCCCTCTAGCGTTTGGAACAAAGTTTTCGAGATACTTTGCGTAGTTGGATATGTTGATTTCATCCATTTTAGCTGCAACAAATGTGATGTAAGAATCATCATATCTTGCGCCTATAATCACCCCCACAAGAGCATTTCCAGAGGCTCCTCCAGCTTCAGTTGAACGAGTTTGTAAAACACCATTCACGTAGGAGTTAATAATACCAGAATTTTTAACAAAAGATATATGATACCAAGTATCTGTAGAAAAAGTTGTGCTATTTGTATATGCCCAACCAGTTCCATCATTTGCCTGGTCTCTCCATGCAAGTTTATTGTCATTATAAAAGTCTACTTGAAATGTATGCACTCCACTTGTATTTACTATTTCCAGTGCGTAACGGTCTCCCGCAACTGAAGAGAAGTTTATCCAAAATTCAACAGTATATACAGATCCGAGATTAAATACAGCGGAAAATGGAACTGTTAAATAATCTCCAGTCCCATCCAACAACAAACACCCACTTCCAATTTTTGGGTCGGTAGTGGTTATTTGTGCATTTCCATTTGCTGTTGCTACGTGTCCATAATCTGAAGAGTCCGTAAATGTTGTGCTTGTATCTGCTCCATCACAATGCAACTTCAAAATAGAATTTGCTTTATATGCATAGGCTCTATCTATTGCTGTGATATTATAGGGTTTATCTGGTGGAGTGTAATCGGAAGTGTGAAGAGCTATGTTGTGAACAGTAAAATCATCCACTTGTCCTGGAAAATAATAGTACGGACTACCATTAGACATCCCTATATAAAACGGCAAAGAAGATAAATTCATCGCTGTTGCATACGTAGCTGGAGTGCCTTCGCTAGTTCCATTTATGTAGAGTTTGATTTGTCCATTATAACGCACAACAGATATATGATACCAAGTATCCACATTCATTGTTGATGTGCTTGTTATGTCAAATTTAGCAACAGTGGCTTCATAATATTTGATACGTATTTTTCTCGAATCCCCACTAGATCCCCATCTCAGTAAATGTAAGTCTGTATTTGCTCCAGAATCAGAATTTGACCATAGCATTGCCAGTCCGGCGGCAGGCAAATCTACTGTTGTTTTAAACCATCCTTCAATGGTAAAATCTCCAGTCCAATTCCAATCAGAACTAGCCGCTATTGTTGCGTAATCTCCAGTTCCATCTAACGTTAAACAACCACTTCCAAATTTAGGGGATGTCTGTGTAATCTTCGCATCACCAGAAACTGTAATCGCGTGCTTACTCAACGACATATCCTGCATTACCGTTTGATCAGCAAGTCCATCAAACGGTAAATACAGTTTGCAGTTGGGGTCTTTTACTAAACGCCTTCTGGATATTTGCATCGGACTACCACTCCGTTACCGTTGAAGATGCTTCCTTGTACTGGATAACGCATCCTAAGTGCCGGGCAGTTTTATCGTACACGTCGGCACTGGCTGACACTACACGGGAAACCTCCAATATGATCAGATCGGACATAGCCGGGGTATTCCCTATGGTAATTGCGGCAGATGCCCCCGATTCCAGCAAGTCTCCGTCTGTCGTGAATGCGTCAGTTACATCTACTCGCGTGCCCCACGATCCGTCCAAAGCCTCATCGTTGCTTACGGCACGAGCTTTCGTCCCCCATACAACGGAACCGGAACCCCCGGTTTCCCCGTTCGTCCATTTGTGCTTGACTTTGATATTCCCTAAATCCCATTCATCAGGCATTGTGACTTTAGCCTGTGCCGCCTGCTCGGTGTCCTTGTCGAAGTCTTGATAATCCATCATAATGTAGTTGGACGTCAGTTCCACGGTTCCGGGATCAGATCCGTTTGTTGCACGCGGAACAAAAGCAGAAGCATCCACCCACAAATTTCGGTACACGCCCACACCCCCGGCACCGGCTGCTCCCGTGGCTCCAGTTGGTCCGGTGACAGTACTTGTAGCACCCGTATCCCCTGTTGGTCCTGTTGGTCCATCGGTCGGACCAGTGGGGCCAACGTCACCAGTTGGTCC